CCTTTAATAGATGAATTAACTCCTGCTAAACTCCATCTAGCAACTGCTAATGTAGCAGCAGGATTGATTGCGGTTTCTGGACCAAAAATTATACCGTCTATTTCATTACTTTCACTAGACGTTAATAATCCACCACCGAAGTAACCTTTGAATCCCCAGAAGTATATTTCCGCAAGACTAAGCCCCTCAATAGTTTCGGCTTTAAGATAATTTTTGCTATTATAACTCATTAAATTATTATCCAACCCCCACTTGTTGCTACAATTGTTACTGCTTCATATGTAGTATTTAGCGTATATGTTGGTGCATCATCTATAGTTTCAGAAGCATTCGGGTCAATTGTTACGGTATAAGGCAAAGGCATCATATTTTTAATATGAAAAGTTAATCCTAAGTTAGACGCTACGGCAGGAAGATATACGGTATAATTTACAGGTGTAGTTAAATCAATTACATGAATATAAGCACTATCTACACCTAAACTTACGGAAACGCTAGGTGATGTATATACCGTACACCTATTAATAATGTTATACATACCAGCATTAGAAGAAGCTAATATGGTCCGCCCGCCAGAAGTTACTCCTAGAATGCCAACTGCACTTAAAAAAAGTCCAGTATTGGTACTATTATTAAAAGTATAGGAAGGGGCGGACCAGGTTCCATCCTGGATGTAGTAAGGTATTATTGAAGAAACTGCCACTGAGGATACACTAAACCTACCAGTACCACCAGTAGAAATAGCAATATTATCAGCGGCCGCCCAATATATTCCCGTATTATTATCACCAGTAAAAGTTATAGCGGGAGAAACAGCGGTTCCATTTTGGTTGTAAATCGGTAAGGTAGATGTAATATCAGAAGCCCCGATAGACAATCTTAAAGTGCCAGCAGTTGAAACGCCCAATTTATCCGCACTAATCCAATATAGACCAGTATTATTATCACCCGTAAAAGTTATAGCAGGTGCAGTAACGGTTCCATCCTGATTATAGAAAGGTAATGTAGATGTAATATCGGAAACACCAATAGACAATCTTAATAGACTGTTTGTGGATATACCGATTGTATTTGCTCCAATACGATATAATCCAGAAGTTGTTTCAGAAGTCCAGGAAAATCCAGGTGCGCCAGCCGTTCCATCAACAGCCCTGAAAATTTTATTAGTAAAGGTTTCTGTATTTGCCAATGTGGATAATGTTCCAGTTGTAGGAAGTGTGACATTGGTTATTGCCGTAGAGGTCAACGTCATTGAGAAAGCGCCAGACGTAACAAAATCATTTGCTAATGTTAGATTACCAGAAAGATTTATTATTCTATTTGCATCATTATGAGTTAAAGTTATGGTTCTATCTGCAATGTTAGTAAGAGAACCCATGACAAGGCTTGTTTCAAAGGTTCCATTTTTTATTGATAATCCGTTATTTAATATTCTAAGATATTTTCCAGCAGTATTAGTAAATGAAATCGTCTCAACATCATTTACTCTAAATGAATATATACTTCCAGTTATACCATTGAAAATATTTGTAGTAGTTCCATCATGATATATTGATAAATCATTTCCATTTCCAAAATAGATTCTGGATGAATCTGGTAAATATATTCCACCTTGAACGTATAAAGTATTTGCACCTTTTTTAGCCCCTGTTGAGCCTATTGAAACGGAACCATCTTCATAAATTCTTAGTCTTTGAATTAGATTGAGGTCAGGGTCAGTAGCACCAGAATCATTGGTATAGAAGATTAGGTCAGCATCAGCAGCACCCGTACCATTCTCTGAAGCGATTCTAGCGCCGATATATGTGGCCAGGGTAGTAAGATCATAGTTAATGAAATCTATCAATCCAAACGGCGTTCCAGAGGCGTCTCTTGCGCCTAACAATCCAAGGTTAGATTGTCTTAGGTCAGTAGCAGAATTCTTACCATCAAAGAATAAATTATATTCGCTATAGATTCCAGAAATAGGATTGGTATTACTTTCAAAAATAAAACTGGTTCTTTTATTTAAAGTAAATCTGTCATTAACTTCCTGCCATCCAAAACTAGCATCAGAAGCAACCCTTAATGTCTTATCACCATCGGCACTAGATGAAATATCCAATTCATTGCTTCTAAAAATAGTATGCTCAACACCATTTATGGACACCCCAATTTCATCGGTTACATAATAAAGTCCAGTATCAATATTATTTGTAAATGTTATAGCAGGTGCGGAAACACTTCCATCCTGATTATAGAAAGGCAAAGTGGATGTAATAGCGGTTGTGGAAATGTCAAATCTTAATGTACCACCAGTGCTTACTCCTATTCTATCAGCGGCAATCCAATAAAGACCAGTATTAGTATCACTAGAGAAACTATAAGCTGGTAATAAGGCAGAACCCTTTGATATAGCCAAACTTCCATTCAATCCAGAAATAATTACGTTTACCCCATCAGCATAGACTACATGATTACGGTTAGTATCCAATAAGGTATAAGAACTTCCAGCACCAGATAAAGTTACACCACTGGCTATTGTATTTGCAAATCTTAGAACACCTTGATTGTTTGTTCCAGATAGAGTGAATGTATATGTACTGGCCAAGTTTATTATTGTATCTGAATCAATATCAATGATTAGATTAATAGCTGATATGCTTATGTTTGCAGTAGCATTGTGTGTTCCACCTAATATTTTTATTCTATTTCCATCAACAACAGAAGCGGCAAAGGAATCAATGAAATGAGTAGCCTCACCAGAGTTATATTCAGCCAAGCTTCCAACAACAATATCATAATCTGATCTTGCTCTGAATATATTTAATTGAGTCTGATAATCCAATAAATTAGGAACACTCAATTCGCCAGTTAAGGCTATTTTGTTTATCCTTGTTCCATCTGTAAATGTTTTATCTTTTCTAATATATGGCATTGTTACCCTCTAAAATTAAACCGCTTCTGTCAATACACTACCACTAGACACATATAATCTTCTAGGAAGTGATGTTACTCTATCTACAAAAATATGTTCACCAGCAGAATTGTGTTCATAATTAAGACGTTCTGTATTATCTTTTGAAACATCTATATGAGTATAGGCTTCAACAAACTGAATAACATTACCTGTTGCCCAGGTCGTCTTAGGCGCTATTGTATCCTTAGAATAAGTGCTTCCAGGTAAAAGTAATTCAACATAATCTATACCTTCGACTTGAAGCAATCCATTACGATAAACATACATTGATTGAATTCCGTTTATCCCTTTTGGAATAAACATGGCCGAATCTGGTAGTTTAAGATTACCACTACCTTGTATGGTTATGTTAAATGAAAACCCTGGACTAGCTGTGCCATTAGATGCATTTGTGCAAGGACCAGTTGCAGAATTTGTTACAGTAACAACACTTGATAGTGATGTAGAAGCGAAATCGGCAAGAGCCTCTAATACCGCCGCTGTTGCAGTAGCAACTTGAGCCGCCGTGTCAGTGGAATTTATAGCCACCACGGCACCAGTCCAGGCAGGATTAGGATTTGGATTTACGCCAGCACCATCAACATTATACCATACATAATAATGTTTTATATCGTTTGCAGAATACAAATGGAACCATTTATTTGCTAAGGTTGAACCAGCCACGGTTGTTATTTGTGTTACTTCCGCCGTAGGAACAACATCACTTACCAAAGTCAATGTCTTATGCATTCTTGAAAAGGAGAAAGGGGGGTCTTGCCAGTTCCAGAATATTGCAAATGCATCTAGATTGGCCGCACCAAGCCAAGTCAATCTAATTGTAGCAGTAGAAATACCCGTCACTAGATTTATGTCCTGATCTTGGTTTTGGTTTACGCTGTTTATTGATACTTGAATATTTCCAGGATTATCAGATTCTAAATGAACATACAGTTTGTTGTAAGTAGCACCCAATGGCAAGGATGTTCTTTGGATATAATCACCACTACCACCAGAGTAGTTATTATCAGTGGAAGAATATACCAAACCAGATACTAGATAATTAGGGTCTGCACCAACTGGTTTCTTCATGGTATTGTAATAGGCAGAGGAATAGCTAAGGCTTGTAAATAAATTGTTTATGAGAATATCTTCTTGGGTTATATCACCAGTACCACCAGAACCACCACCAGAACCCCCAACGCCACTAGATAGAAGTAGCAAACCATTTCCCAAAGATAGTCCAATCCTAATAGAAGTTTCTCCATTGGTTATACTACCTGCTATTGAATCGTGTAAGTAAACATAGGTTCCAGCGGGATACGTTGCATTGGGCATGTTTGAACCCATATTGATAAATCCCTGTGTCATTACAACTCTATCTGTAACGCTTGCGATTCCAATAAATTTATGAGGGGAGTTTACTGTTCCTGAATCAACTGCGATTGCCTTTTTATATTTACTAGCGGTTCCATCAAAATAAACCACATTGAAATCTCTTACAGCAGTATCGAATTTGGAAAATTCATCTATTGTTTTACCTACATAGTTCAATGAATTTCTAAAAATATATTCTGCGTTAGAATCTCCAAAAGTTATAATTGAGTTTGGTACTATGTGATTTTTACTATCAAGTCCGTTTGATACTACTTTGAAATAGGCAATTGCTCTTTGAGAATTATTATCACCACCTAGAACGTTTACATAATTATTGAAAGAAATGTAGGCTAGAGTAACTATGTCTGTTCCATCAGCGGGCGCAATAGCATATATTATGTATTCACCTTCGGTTAAGGCAGGAGAAAAGGTAAAAGGATTAACAGACACAATGGTAAATCCTCTACCATTACCACCAATGTTAATCATTCCATCTGGTATGTTAATTTTGTGAACAGTACCTACAGAATAATCTGAAATATCAACTATTGGACCTTTTAGAGAAATGAACCCCGCTGCTTGAGACGCAATTGAAAAAATCTCTGTCATAGTAAAATAAAACTCCAAAATTAATGTTCATTTCTATTTATGAATATAAAAAAAGGCTTCAAACAAAATGTGTGAAGCCTTTTAGTCTAATGTTTTCATTTAATTTATTTCTTATTACTGTGTACTAAACCAATACCAGAACCTACTGTTGGGTCAACATCACTACTAAAGTAATTGAATGTAAAAGAAACACTAAACTCTTGAACCTGGTCAACAGTTTCATGTGATAATTCAACCGTGTCCAGGCTCTTTGGCCATGCATCATGAAGGTAATAAGTCATGATAGGGTCTTTACTACTGTTCCCTATTTGTTCCAATTTTATTATAGCCCTATATTCAGAGGCGGGTCTTCTTGTGTTTGTAATAGGGTCTGCTATGAGATTAACCCATTGTTCCATCAAGGTTCTAAGTTCAAGATTTATGTTGTTCCAAAAAATAACAGTATAGGGTTCATAAGTTATATCACCCGAACGCTTATCTTGATGGCCAAACCAGTTAAGGGTAGTGATTTCTCCTATTGTTCTACTAGGAATTGAGGCACTTTTAACATGATACTGCATATCCTCTGTAAATCCAGGTACTCCCGTAGGAACATTCTCAAACGAAAGTAAGAAACGGTTTGGTCTAATTATATCTTCAACATTACTTTTAAAATCATGTATTGTAATTCCAGGCATTTATTTCTCCCTTAAATTAAACTGTAAAATCACTAAATGAAGTGCCCATTTGAGTTATTGTCATTGTGCTTTTCAAGAATTCAGCGGTTCTTGTTGGCTTGACATAAATTCCTACAAGCATTGCATTAGCTTCAACAATATCTTGAGTATTGTTAGTCTCATTTACCACTATCATATAGTCTATTAAACCACGTCTTGCTTTTATTCTACTATATAGTGGATTCAACACACCAGACACCCTACTTCTACTGATTGCATCATTTATAGTGAAGACAAATGGCTTTAATGATTTATCTGTAATTTCAGCCAATTCAATTAGATTTTCTCTAACGTTGATTCTATCCAAGGCAGAAGCTTCCGCTGTGTGTGTCTTTTGACCATAAATAATAGCATTACCCTCACCAGGAATAGGTATGATTGGGTTAATAGCATTGTAATACAAAGAATCCCTACCAGTCTTATTTGGAATGAAAGCAAGCTTTATGGCATTTTTAATAACGCCTCTTGATGTTCCCGCAGTAGCTTCCCAAGGAGTTTTATTTACTGCAAACAACCCCGCAACGTCACCTGATATATTTACCCAACGGTTTACATCATTATACTTATCGTACTGATATTTCATGTTTCCATAAACAGCAACAAAGGTTGAAGATGCATTGAACAGCATTGAATTGAATTTTGCTTCCACTGTTCCAAAGGCTTCTACAAGATATTTAACAGCTTCGGCGCTTGTCTTTCCTACCAATGCGGAATTATCATATGGTGCAACTATTCCCAAGCAATCTTTTCTTGTACCTGCTATAGTAGCCCCTTTATTGTAATCCAACTCATGTGGAAGTATATATCTTACCTTTATTTCATCCTTGTTTTCAAATGAAAGATAGGCTTCAATAATATCAGCTTGAGTATATCCATTTGGATTATAGGCACCATTAGAAGTAGAATCCACTACTGGCCAATAGGCTTTTAATTCTGTTGTGGTTCCTATTCTTGGATAGATTGTTGTATATGTTGAATGGTGAATTATAGGTAAAGAGCCACCACCAGTATTAACTTCTTTGGTACTATTCTGGTTTACCTTTACATACACATATTTTGAATTACTAGCTAAAACAGATTCGGCAAAATTGATTCTGTTGAAAGTATCTCTACCAGTTTCTTTCCAGGAAAGAACCCATTTTTCCAATACAGTGAATGAACCATCATCTTCTTTTTTGAATACTATCATAGCAAATTCACCTAAAGAAAATTTAGGCATGAATTCAAAGAAAGAAGAAAATTTAGATTGCATATCTGTTGAGACACTTTCATTCCAAGCAGCCTCATTTGAGCAAACACCGATTCCTATTTCAGCATCTACTGATGTAACATATTTTCTGTAGACAGCCAATCTTGAATCTGTAATATTTCCTCTTAATGATGTTGTAGAGACAGTAAAATTATCCAAGGTTTGATTTGGAGTAGCATTTACTGAAGTAACGGCAATTCCTGAAACGGAACCATTTATTAATTCACTTGCGGCAAAAGCACCAGTTACATCTGATAATGTAAGGGTATTACTTGATATATTAGCAATCTTTCCACTTGCACCAGACGTTTGACCAGTTATAGTTTCCCCTAGAACAACCAAAGCACCACCACCAGTTATTAGGTTTATCTTTCCAGTCAAATCCCAACCAGTCAAGGCAGTAGCATTCAATAAGTTGATTGTTGTTCCATCACCACCTATTTTCAAGGTTTCAATACCATTTACAATCAATATACCAGAATCAGCACCGCTAGAAGGCAATCCTTTTTGAGAAACCTGATTGCCTCTCAATTTGGTTCTTAATTTCATTGTATATTGATCTGTTGCAGCATGAGTATATTCAACAATAGTTTTAGATATTGAAGCGATATTCATGTTTGTAATAGTTGTTTCTGCAACATCACTATTATACAAAGTGCCTTGTTCAACTGCCTGATAGGTAGACAAAGTAGTTTTTGTTGAATTTGCTAGAGTTACGTTGTTTGAAGTTGGTGTTCCTGTAGCAGAACTTGTGCCACCCGTGACAATGTTAATAGAACTAAATGTTCCAGATACTTTTATTAGTCCAAGGTAAGTATTGGTTCCTGAAGTTCTTTTAGAGAAAATTATAGCAGTTGCGTTTGTTACTGCTTGAGAAACAGTTTCGCCAATAACAAAGGTTCCTGTCAAGGATGCTGTAACAAATTCCAATTCTCTTACAACCTGCCCGCCAGTTAGAACTAAACCAGTATTCTTTGTAGCCTTGGCTTGGTCAATAGGTCTTACGTTGTAAACATCGGAAACATATTGTAAAGCATTCCAAGCCTGATACCAGTCATGGTAGTTATATTTTGTAGGCTTGTTGAAATAGGATTGTAATATACTTTCGCCTTCTGTCTTAGTCACTTGAAAAGCGGGACCGTTGTCGGCTCTCAAAATATTAGCAATTGATTTACCTGCGATTTGGGCAGGTTTCTGTGAAACGTTTCTTTCAAACAGTTCATGACCTGGACTTAGGCTAAACTCTGTCATAATTATTCTCCAAATAAAACTTATGTTTTTTAACTATGTTTATTTTATTTATGTTTTCTTACTAAAAAATAGAACTTGATGATTCGTCTTCTATGGAAGAATAAAATTCTGGAACATCATCATCTTCAATATCACTCAAACTTGTATTATTTATTATTCCCCTAACATTATTTCTCATTTCTTCAGGTGTTTTGTCTTTCATCTTTGCAATTTTCTTGAGTGCTTCCATTATTCCTAGCCCCTTTTCTGTTTTGTCTAAAATAGTTTCATTTAATTCTGCAATCTTTTCTCCAAATAATGGCCTATCTTGAAGAAACAATAATGAATGTATCAAAGCCGCTACAGCATCATCCTTATAACCTTGTTCTGCCTCATAACTGTTTTTCTTTTTAGTGTAAGTTGATAATTGCGTAATTGTAGTGGCATCACATATAACCAAACCATATCTTTCAATAAGCATCTTTAACAACAAAGCGCCTTTCTTTTTATTCTTCTTTGTTGTCCTGAATCCAAACACATTAGGCTTTTGAGAATACACATTTTCATACTCAAATGTATAGTTAAGTGTATCAGCCATTTCCTGCCCAACCGAATCATTAGTTTCAATGAAAATATAGGCATTATTATAATATCTACCTATACTGTTAAGCAATTCTGGTATTTCCATGTAGTGAACACCAGTTCCTATAACAACAGTTGCAATCTGTTTGTAAGGAATATCAGTTATATCAATAACCTGTATGGCAACAGAGTCACCAGCGGATTCTGTAGTTATTTTAGCAGGGTCAACCCCTACAATATAATCATGCCCAATAATCCTATCATGGTAAATACTTATGTGACCTTCATAGTAATCGTTTATCTTTGTTATGTCTTTATACAAGGTCACATAACTTTCAGGCAGAGGGTCTAATACTGTCATATCTTCCATGTATTCACCATCAACCAATGAGTTTGAGGATGAAAGAAATTTACAGTTAAATTCTTGTTGAAATTTTCTTCGGCCAAGGTTTCCTATTGTCTGTTTCTCAAATACACCATCAATTATGTGATAGTTGCCATATCTAAATTCAACTTCTTTAAAGCTATGTTTTTTTCCTTGGTGAACAATTAACATTGATTTGTAATCAGTTTCCGTGAAACCTGCGTGTAATTCTTTCATGGAATAGGCTTTTATTTCATTGTTATATTCAACATCAATAACATCATCATCATTCATGGAAACAAATTTATCATCTATGACATTTGCATAACCAGGGACTTCTTTCCAAAGTATTTCACAAGGAACAAATTCATTTTTCTTATCCAGTGCTTGCTTCCACATTTTGTAAAAATAATTCATACCTAATGGAGTTGAAACCATTATTACTCTAGAAGATTTTGACGATGAAATAGTAGGGTAAACAGATTCCCAAAAAGGGTCCCAAATAGTATCGGACAAGTGAGCCGCTTCGTCAATAATTAAAAGATTTATCGTCTCACCACGAATAGAGTCTGAGGCCGTTGTTCCTGCGAAAACCTTGCATCCATTTTCTAGTTGAATTTCTGTCTTATTCCAGGTTATAGCGCCTTGTTGTAACCAGAACGGAAGATTGGTATAAGCCAATTTTATTCTATGTAAGATTTCTTTAGCCTGTTTTTCTTTGTTGGCCAGAATGACAACATTCTTATATTCATTGAAAAGAACATAATGCAATACATAAAGCGCAAATGAAGTTGAATTGTGTGAAAGAATATCATTGGTATAATATAGGGAATCGTCAACATCCAATAGGTCAAACATATGTTCTTTATTATCATTTCTCTTGACCTTGATTAAGGTTTCAATACCATCCTTTGTTTTGATTCTTGTTTTATTTTCAATACAGTCTTTTGTGAATATCTCATTGTCGTTTTCATCAATGAGAATATGATTATCAGCACAAAATAGTTTCTTTCCTTTATCTGTTTCGATTTCCCAAACATCAAATTTTACAGTTTTGCCTATACCCTCAAATGGTTTCCATCCCTGATTTGTCCAGACTTTATAATCAGAAACCTTTACTTCATGTATGAATTTATCATCTTCTGAGTAAGCCCAATTGATTAGTTTTCGTTTTAACTCTGTAAAAATTCCAAACATTCTCTTATTGTTTTATCCTTATCATTGTTATAATCTTTTTCTTGAATGTGTAATATTTCACATTTCAATTCATCTATTATTTGTTGTTCCCTCAACATATCTCTTTCTTGATTTCCTCTTTTTTCTCCATGCCAGTAATCACCATCAAACTCAATTACCTTATTTGTTTTTTCATCGTAGAAATCAAGGAATCTTAATGAATATGATGATTGAATATGAACAACATATTCATTGTTCCAACCAGATTTATCTTCTGTTTCATCTTTTAATGTGGCAAAATGAATACCTGTTTTATCTTCCAATGAGTTATAAACAGACCAAAATAATTCTTGTGAAATCTTAGAGAATGGTTGCCTTCCTTCTATTTTTTTTCTATTGATTTCCAATTTTTCTTCTGGTGTTTTGGCATCCAATGTTTTCTGCCATTTTTCTTGTCTTTTTAACCATATCTCTTTTCCTTTTTTCTCTCCATACTTATCAATACAAAGTTCAAGAGAAAAACGTCTTTGTAATTCACCTATTTTCTGCTTTGCCTTATCTATTGAGTATCCTTGTTTTAACCAATGTTTAAGAGTCAATTTATTGTTTCCATTGTTCCTGTTGGAATCACCTATCTTCTTATAGATGCTTTGTAATTGTTTATTCAATTCATCATCAGTCAAATTTTCATAACCCTTGAAGTTTTTACTGAATGGTGACAGATTTCCGCCATGATTAAATCCAGGATTGTTTTCTCCTTTTATTTTTTCTGAGGCATAGTTTAAGTATGATTCAGAAAACGCTCTCACACTATACTTTTCTTCATATTCTTGAACTGTGATATTATGTTTGTATAGTAGGTGTTGCGTTAATGACCGCGCCTTAATTCCACATATCTTACATTCGACTATGCCTACTTCATGTTTGTATTTTTGGTCAGCCTGTTTCCGTTGTCTTGTGGTTTCTAGACACTGTGTTGAACAGTATTTTGCTTTCATGTCTCTGACTGAAATATCCTTGTGACAATTAAGACATTCTCTTTTTATTGTTTTTGGGTCAACCCATTTTTCATGTTTTATTAGGTAATCTATCTTGTTTAGATTATGTTCTTTTTTAGTGTGGTGATAGAAGTTATATTTGTTTATGGTTTGATTACATTCCTTACAAACTTTTTCAGATTCCATATTATAAGTCTCCTTAGATTGTTCATACTCTTATTTATAATATAGAATGGTTTTTTAGTATGCTTCTGGTCAATTTGGTAAACCCTGTTTAATAAATCATAGAAATCACCAATTTTTATATCCATAATTTCTCCTTCATAAGTCTTTATTTTAATTACAGAATCACCCAAACAGCACTTTCCACACTGTCTACTTGCTACGTTAATAGTAAAACGATTGTTTAAAAAATTGTTTAATAGTCTTTCTTGATATCGTCTTAGATTAATGGTGATAAGTCCCTTATCAGCATGGACTATTTTATAATACCGTTTTGCAAAGTAGTATATGTCTTGTTGGCATTTATACAATTCCTGAATATGAACATCGGAGAAAGGTAGAATGGCATTCTTACCCTTTAGTTTTGTGTTGCCTAGATAGTGAAATTTCTGACCATAAACATCTCTTGTAAAATCGGGAATATCTAGAGGATTTTCTGGTATTACAGTTATAGCATTCGTTTCTATTACTTCCATTTGTTCTCTGATAGTGTTTTTGGAAAGAATCCAGATTCGGGCAATTCGACAATTATCTCGTAATATCCATTTGCAAAAGCAACCACCCCAATTATCTTTTCCATAGGAACAATATAGGCAGCCAACTTTTTTTCTTCATCTGAATATCTTTTAGCCCATTTTTTATCCGCAAAAAGAACAGTCAAAGAACCCTTTGGAACCTTAATATTATCGGATTGTGCCCGATGTAGAATAACTTTGTTCCCATATTCTTTTTTCATGAAGTGTAGGGTCTTGGAGTATTCTTTTTTAACATCATCTAAGGTGAAGTCATTCTTATTTATCTTCCTATCTAATGCTCTAGGAATCCCAACAATAAGCCCCCTAACATCAGAATTTATGGCAGAACTTATGCTATTAGGCAAGGATTTGGTTTCCTGACTAGCAATTTTCAATAATTCATCGTTTATGACAAACGTCTTTATGTTCTCATTAAGAAATTGTTTGAATGTCTTAATATTACTTATCATATGAATATCCCCACTTCTCACCTAATGCATAGAACATATCTGCAAATGTGCGCCATTTATTTTTCCTCATTATTCTAATAATTTCATCCATGTAGTCTCTTAGTTTGCCTTCACTTTTCTTGTTGTTATGAAACAGCGTTTCTATTCCAGAACTTTTGACCGCCCGATTTATAAAATAGTCCATATGTTCTTTATCTGAACTACTTTTAATTTCATTAAAATTTCTGAGACTTCCAGCATTATAAAGATATGATGATTCTTTTGAGGTCAATTCTTCAGTGTTTTTCTTTTTCAACAATGAAAGTATGCTTTGAAAAGCATCAGAATCATAAGATGAATTATAGTCGCGTCCACTATTTGCTTTTGTTTTTGTATAGGTTTTAAGGAAATTTATTACATCGTCTAATTCTGTTTTGGCTTTAGATTTATTTTGCAAAATCCAGTCATGGTTGTCACTGTATATCCAATATGGAATACCACTCTTTTTTAGTTCAATAAATGTGCTTAACAATTCTGTTCTATTCTTTGCGAACTTCTCAAATTCTTTCATTCTTTCGATGTTGAAAAGAATGTGTATTTCTTCAATATACTTATTGAATTGTTCAATAGTAGGTTTAGGTGAATAAATTCTATCTTCTGCTTCATCATCCTTTTGTCTGAATGCGATAGTTGTATTTCTACCCCAATAATCTACAGACTTTGCAGAATAACGTTGATTCAGTTTTTCACCGTTTAATTTCATCACAGCCGAAGCCATATCTTCACCAAAATGATAGCCGCCGTATTTCAGTCTGGTAGTAGATAGGTAGTAATAATTTTTCTTTTTACCCCTAAACCTTTCTTCTGAACTCTGACCTATATCAGTAGTGAGTTTAATGGAATTCGTTTTTAGAATTTTACCTAGAGAAATGAGTGAGGTCGCATGGTAAACCATACTAGAAGCCATTTCATTTAGATATTGTTTAAAGGTCAGTATCATAAATTTATATTTCCTTTAATAGTTCTTTTTTAAATTCTTCTACTTTTAATTGTATGTAACCATAGAATCGTTTGAGAAATTTTTTCTGAACATCTCCATTCCATGATCTAAATATAGGACTTTCTTTTACAAATATAGTGAAAAAATTATAGGTTTTATTTTCATCGGCCTTGCCTAACCAATCTTTTCCAGCCTTCATTATAAAAGCTAATTTGGCTTCTGGTTTTAATTTATTTAGTATATTATCTATTTTAAATATAATCTGTTGAGCATAAGCATTATACTCTTTATCTGAAGATATGTAATCGGTTATATCACCAGATTTTGCTAGTTCTAGTGTTCCAGATTTAAAAAAGTCTTCTTTCCATCTTTTAGAGTCTAGGAAATGAATGAATTCATGTAGGAATGTTTCTTTATTTTTTTCAAATAGTTTTTTCATTTCTTTCATATTTTCTATACTCACCACATAATTCTCTGGTAAGCAGTATAGTCTTATTACTCTACCATTTTTCAATGGTTCTATTAAACCTTTTATGGTTATATTCTCATTTGATACAACTTTTTGTAAAGTAACGGCAATATTATCATCCTTAAACATAGCCAATCCCCTTTTAACATTATTGAAAGGTATAGCTATACCAACGGCTTTTCCGTCACTCTTGACAAGAGTAGAGACTTCCAGGAGACTTTTTTTACTGTTAAATAGACCATTCAATCTATCAAAGACCTTTAAAGCAATATCTCTAGCTACTTTATCTGATTGAGCATCTTCAACCAAGAATTGTTTAAAGGTCAGTATCATATTACAATTGCCAATCGGATTTTAATTTTGCGGATTTTCTCGCAAAGGCTCTGGCATAGGCATCCCTATAAACTTCTTTTACAGACGTATCCCAGGGCCTTGAAATTTCCATAAGGTTGTCAAAAATATCATCTACAAGCATATTTACCAATCTTTTAACTGATTGGTTTTCATCGGGATTACCTTCATCATCATATACCTTCATAATAACATCTCCTGTTTTTAAGGCATATGTTTTTAAGGCATTAAACAAAGTTTGCTTTGTTGCGCTGGAAATAGAACCCCTTACGTTTGTAATAGGTGTGCTACGGGGTTGTATTGTTTTTTCAATTAATAATTTATAGTCCATATTTTTATCCCCTTGCTTTTTTTAATAGGTCCGCTGTTGTTCCTTGAATAATATTCACTGTATTAGCCTTACCAATGTTCATTCCAGGTTGATCTGGTAGATTGTTTCTTTCTCTCTCTACCTTGACAACTCTTTCATACATAACCATTGTCGTTTCAATAGTCTTAGTAATGTTTGCCATTAAATTAGATATTCCTTCTATTCGTGACCCTGACATAACATCAGCATCACCAGTAGAAAGACTATTGAATAAATCCCTGCCCCGTCTAACAAGATTCTGTAAGTTTCTTCTAGCCAATACAAAATCCTTCTTCAAATCAATCAAGTCAAATAATTCAATCTTACCAGAATCTTTGTTCATCACCTGTAAATCTTTTTCGGATATTTCCTCTACTTCATAATCATCTGTAGTCAACACAATATCCTTAGTTTCATTATCTACTCTAGTAACTTTTTCTTCTATAATATTGAATTCTTCACTCAATCTATTGAAAGTTTTATCATCCATTTATTTATAAATCCAATTCAGTTTTCCATTGTTCTATCTTCATTTATGAAGTTAGTTAAAAAGGACTAACATTTTTCATGGTTTTTCTTCTTTGTTCCCATGTTTTACCTTTGGCTTGTTTCATCCATTCTTTTGCGGCTTTTTCTGTAGAGAAAGGTTCAAAATTAATTGACGACCATGCTGTGTCCCCAGGTTTACCATATTTAGTTCCAGAAGTATCTTGAAATTCTTCAACATCCCAAACATCTCCAAATTCACGCATATAATTTTTCTTCACTCTTAGATCACCAAATTTTGGTTCGCTTTCTTGTAATACTTTATTGATTATTTCTTTGTAATTCATATTATACCTTTGTTATTATTTTTGATTTTGGGAAATAGACTAATGTAATATCGTTATATTTCATATAATAAGATTTACCCAAATCTTCATCTTCTTTTCCCCAATCCTTCTTTAACACCTTACTTCCTTTGAGATTTTCACCTACTAATTTTTCAAATTCTTCTGGTGTTAATTTTTTGTTTAATATCCATCCGCCCCTAACTTTGTTTTCCTTTCCTATACTGTTTAAAAAATTATTAACTTTCTCAAAAGGAAATAATTTTTCGTTTAACACTTGTTCAAGTAATTCTTTGTAATTCATATTATACCTTTTTATTATAGTGTTTGTTTATACACCTAACCATTTTTTTATTTTATTAATATCCCAACCCATGAAAATATCATTAACATCTTTGCTTTTTACTATACGAACAATTTTATCATCTTGCTCTGATAAAGTAGCTATTTTTTCGTTATTCTTAAAAATATAATAACCGTCTATTGAAGATTTTTTATCCCAATATTTTACGGTTATTCCTTTTATTTTTCCTATTTGGTTTGCTATTTCTTCTGCTCTTTCGGATGCTGAAATTTCTTTTTCTTCCAATAACTTCTCAAATAGTTCTTTTATTTTCACCTTAGACCTCTAATACGGGGTTTGTTGTTTTAAAATTCTTTTTCCTTATAGTGGTTTTTCCTATCAATTCCAATAAACCAGTTTTAAAGTTGATATGTAAGGCGAACGGAACATTTATATCCGTATGTAAATCCTTCAATACCGCCTCTGAATCAGGATTCATTTTGACTATCTTACTACCATATTTAGAATATTCTTTACGAAATAATTGTTCTAATTCTGATATTGTTATTTGTTTAATGTTGCGTTCATCATTAACTCTATCTAAAAAATGCTTAGTGAATTCTATATCTATGGATAAGGAAGAAAATAATTTATCCAGAACATCCTCTAGTTTATCCAATTCCTGTTTAGTAACCTTATGCTCCTTTAGGATAAAATCTTTAAATGTAATCATACTTATTTCATCATTTCAATTTTGAAATCATGCCCATTAAATGTTACTACAGCAGTCTTATTATTTTCAGAATCAATAATTCTGGCATTCAAGTTTCTAATGAATCCTACTAAATCAGGGTCAAGCTTACCCTCAAGTAATTTTCCTTTTCTCATATCTCTATAAACTGCCACTAAGTCATTCATGGATTATCCCTTATTTAATAAATTGTTCTCTACTTCCAATACTATCTATTTGATAATGAAGGTCAAGTTCTAATAAGTTTGCATCACCAGTGAAAGTATCCCCGACAGCACTAGAATTTCTAAATATTCTCCCGATTAACATTGAAGAAATAGACAATCCAGTTCCTATAATAGTTGGAAAAGAAGTGACATAATGTTTCTTGGCCGTCCCATCCAAAACTTGAGTTGCAGTAGTAATGGTTGTGTTTGGAAACACCCCATTAATATTTACTATTGAGTATTCCAGCCCCCATATAACACTGTTTATCTCTGTTGTGCTAGGGAACCAATGGACATGAGGCTCTAAATTTGAACCTACTTTATAATCATGAGGAAGCTGTGTAGCAAAGTATAATTGTTGTTCATTTGTTGGATTTATTTGTTTTTCAAAGGCATATAACCATATTCCAACAGAAGCCGACCCATTATCCAGAATCTTTTTAAAGACTGGTGCTTTTCCGTCTGTAGCAAATGACGTTACAGGAATCCTTATATCATCCCAATACGTTGAGTTTCCTTGAAACGAAATCTCACCAGTTAAAGGGTCAATAGCAAGATAATTAGTTGCGCCACCCATTTTTGAGAAAAGTGTTTTCCAGGATATTTGTTTTGTAGCACCATCCACATCAACTATGACTAGTTTTATATCACCATTTGATTGTGTGGCTGAAGGCAAGGCACTTATTCTAACATCAGGCATTTAAATTCCCCTTATTGAATTTGTTCAAGTAAAATTCTTTTATTATCTTCAGTATTTATATATAAGCCACCTTCTGACATAATACCAAAGAATTGATCGTAAATAATACTAGTAGTAGGTTCATTTATTCTATTGGTTATATCCGTCACTGGTGTTAGATTGTCTGGTCTTAATTCATAGGAAAGAAACTTATTATAGTCTTCTGAACCAGTTTTACCAATAAAATAATCTGTAGTTATTTCTTTAACAAAACCAAGAGGCTGGTATTTGACATAATAGTAATTAAGTTTAGCCTGTATCGTAATAATAGATATGAATACTCTATCATCATCAAATCCAAATTCTTCATTTGTATCTGGTGTAACAGAAGATATACTGAATTTTATTGATTCTGGTTCAAAGCCATCTATCACATTTAGATTCAATGCCAGCGTAGGATTGAAATAAGGTAATATTTGCTCAATAATCTGAAAATTATCGTCTATTGTTTTTGACATAATGGAAAGTTCTATATCCAGATTCCAGGGAACACCAGTTGGAATGTTCCCTACTGTTTTAGTGGAAGCATCATAATTACCTGATATTTTTTGTGTCTTATTCATAGCACGTTCAGTAGAAAAAGACATTCCAACAATATTAATAGCCATTCTAGGTAAGATATTGTTAATATAAACTTTATTTGTTTCAGGTGAGTTTGGATTTATAAAAGTAGCCTGTTTTACGATGTTCCAGAAAGATTCTTGTGTGGCATAATTAATGGGAACATTTATGTATTTGTTAGGAACCCCAACATTGTCATATTTTTCAACAAATATTCTCGAAGTGAGCCAATCCATAAGAGAAGTGACTACTTTTCTAGTAATATGTTTGTGTCCAAAATAACTTGTAGGAATTGAGGTTCTAACCATTATATTTTTCCAATCTTTGCTAGTCTCTTATCTCTTTCTATTTTATACTTTTCTAATTCTTTAGTAATAACTGAATTCATAGCTTCTACACCCTTAGCGGCTCTCATTCTTTTAACAATATCTATCCACATATTCATTGTTTCTTCTGTTTCCTCTACACTGACAACATAACCCATTTTTACTCTGGAACCAGCTTTGTAGATTCCATTTACCATCCAGGCAGAATAATCTTTACCCATAGACATTCTATAGATGTATAATTTTAATTTTTTACCGTCTTCTTCTCCCAAATCAATCCAGGAACCTTCCCTATCAAAAGTAACATCACCCAATTTTCTAAGGAAACCACTTTCAAAATCACGTCTTTTAAATTTTCTTTCTTTCTTACCCTCAAACACTTTTTTCAACACCTTTGAGGGGAATATATTTTCAGGGTCAGAAACTTCCGTTGTGCTTCCTTTCCAATCCCAGGTTCTTTGTTTCATTTTTTGCTTTCTATTGTCATGGTAAAGATAATTATCAATAGTTATTTTCCACTGTAAACCAGAGTCACCACCACCCAACATTTTATTCATCTGATTTCCTTCTGCGCTAAAATAAATCTGGTAGTAGAAAATAGTTTCCCTATTTGTAGTAGCCCATTCATGTATTTGTTGGACATAGGCACCAGTCCAATAACTATCCGCAATCTTTTCCTTAACTGTATGCTTTAGTAACCCTGGAAAAAACTTAGAGAAATGCTTTGAAAATCTCTCAACTGAAAAATCTTTGTTCAAGGCATTTTTTATAACTGCCAATTCCATCTTAGCCTTGGCTAGTTTCATATCATCATCCCGTTTTCTTTCATCTGGTGATAGGATGTGTTTAGTACCAATTTTCTTCAATAGGCTGTAAGCAGCATTGACCTTTTGCATCATATCAGTAGAACCACCCAAGTCTGGATGGTGTTTCTTAGAAGCCATTTTCCAGGCAGTAGTCAAGTCTATTGTAGAGTCTTTTATATCTAAGATTTTAACAGCTTCATCGTAGGTCATGGCTGTTTCTTTTAGGAACTGTTTAAAAGTTTTCATTTATTCCTCTGAATATGTGTCTTCATGATTAAATTCCCAAACAATAACACCACCTTTTTGTGTTTTTGTCCAGCCCGATTTTTTAGTTCTTTCGAAAGTATTCAATTGCTTGGCCACGTCTTGATCTGTAAAAGGAACAGGATTTGGTTCATAGTAGGTTTCCAGTTCTTTCACTATCTCTGAAAAACTCATAGGTCTATCGGCATACATTACTATATCTCTTAATACCTGTGACAATAAGAAATGATAGCCGCCACCTATCTTAAATTTTGGTTTGATTTTTTTGACTGTATTTTTTTCTTCCAATAGTGATTGGAAAAGTAATTCTATTTTTCCCATGATTATACCTTATTTACCCAAGTTATTCTTTTTTCTAGCAATTGAAGGTGATTACTATAAACGGTTTCCTTAAATCCACTAGGTTTTGTTACTTCTATCTCTACCTTAATATCCCCTTCCAGGGGTAGGGTTTCATTGGCCAGGATATGAATAATAAAGCTTCCTGTTACTGCGTTACTCACTTCTATTTGCGTAGAGTCCCCACCAGTAACGGCATTATTAGCTTTCTTAATTGAATTAACAGGAGTCTGGTTGTCCCAAATCTCTGCACGGATTTGATAGCCTGTTATATCCAATCCAAGGTCAATGTTAATATCCATTGAATCGGATTTAAATCTTTTTAATAATTGTGTCATTGAATATCTAAGCTTAAAGGTTTTATTGTATTTATTATATTGATATTAGGTTTCTCTACTATTCCACTATTTGTTTCTATTCTTATTTTATCTTTATTGACAAGTGTAGGAATAGAAGCACCTTCTATTTTATCTAAGTGCTGAAAACCAATAGGAGAAAAAAGAATAGCATTTCCTATGGTTTGTTGTTCAGAAATACCATTAATTATTCTTATTCTATTGAATGACAAATTATTAGCATCTGAACCAAATTGAGCCAATCCTAAAAATCCTTTTGTAAGCGATATATTGGTTTCGGAATTGGATTCTGTTACGGCTATTCCTGACATACCTTTTCTTATTGAAACGTCAGCGGTTAATGAGGCCGATGTAGTAGCATAAGAATTAAAGGCTTTAATGTTTCCAATGGATGCATTATTGGAAGCTAGGGTTGTCACACTTCCATAAAAATTTCTAATCCTAGAGAATATATTTTCAGAAGATGATATGGAAGAAATAATACCACTTATATTTGTTGCAGCTTTTCTTACAATAAAATCGGATGTGGTAGAAGCTATAGCAGATAGTTGACCTGCTATGATTCTTTTCAATGATAAAACAGAAACGCTAGAAGTAATGGCTAATACTTGACTTCCGAATAATCTTTTTATTTCCAGAACAGAAACACTAGAAGATACAGCGTTGAGTTGTCCTATTAAATTTTTTATCTTTGATAGAACTGAAACGCTAGAAGATACTGCGTTAAACTGACCTGCTATGATTCTTTTTAGTGATAGAACTGAAACACTAGAAGTCGTAGCAGAAGCAAGTCCAATTAATAGAGTTTTTCCATTCTCTACGGTTAAGTCTGAAGCACTAGAAGCCGTAGCAGATAGTTGACCTGATAAATATCCTATTCTTGTTAAGACAGCAGTATTTGAAGTTGTAGCAGATAATTGACCTAATATACTTCTCTTACCCGTTAGAACAGAAGCACTAGAAGATGTAGCAGTAGTAACCCCTACTATTGGTCTTTTTCTTGAAAGTGAAGCCGAATTGCTTGAAGTAGCAGTTAAGGTTCCTGTAATTGATTTTCTGATTTCAAGACTTGCCGAATTGCTTGAAACAGCATCAGCAGTACCAGTGAATGATACTAGACCAGGAATTACTTCGGTTGAAGAAAATGGGGCAGAACCGAATGGAATGGAACCAAAACTCATGTCCCCTCTTATGTATCAGATTCTATGTATATTCTATTTAATGCAATTGCAACAGCGGAAGCAGCGTTTGTTCTACATTCAACATGGGGATACAAAAACGCGGTATTTACAGGAATATTTGTTGAATTTGCAACGTTATCACTTAAAACCGTGCCGTCATTGATTCTTACAATACGGCTTGTAATTGATGTTCCGTTTGGTGGACAAAAAAACATAACATCAAAAATATCATTTGCAGCAACCGCAATTCCAGTAGCAACACGGTTTGTTGTAGCACCATCACGATAGGCAATAAACCAGTTTGTATCTGCTTGGTCCTTTACTAATGCCACGGTATTATTTTGTGCGCTTGGTTCACCAGCCAATAATGCGTTTGATGCGGAAAGACCACACCATATTTGCATAGAGGCTTGTAATGTAACAACGCCAAATCTTGCAAAAAAGAAAAATCCGCCTTGACCAGCGGCGTTTCCAGTCCAACATATAGTTGCCGCGCTTCTTACACCAGAAGCGTTTCCCGCAGTTGCCGTTGTTGTATATACTGCACGTTTCATTTGATTCATTAATGAACCAGTCGCAAGTGCTGGATGTGATTGTGTTACCGCAACAGTCCAGGATGTTGAAAAGTTAATTGCAGCGGTAGTACCAGTTCCAGGCAACCACATTGTAACACTATTTCCAAATAAAGCGGGTTGCAAACTTGTATCCAATCCAGAAGGTCCAATCATTTCTGGAAACATTCTTCCAGAACGATTTCTTGCATACATTTTAAGTCTGTTTGCAGTAGGCGCGGTTGGAACTAAACTGTGATGATATTGTAATAAGGAAGTATCGTGTCTTGCATTTGGTGAACAAAAAACATTCTTAGAACCCGCCCCCCAATTTACAGCCGCCCCAGCATTAGATGAAGTTATTATTTCATCCCGTGAAAGTGTATTTGGCGTACCAGATGTTACTGTACCTATTCCAACTTCCCAAGAATTTCCATCCTCAACAACATAAGTGCAAGTATTTGTTGTACCTACACCAGCAACAAATGTGTGAAAACCAGTAACGGCACCATTCAATGAATAGGTTCCTGTTCCAGTCGTTGTGGTTGTTTCTTTTATTCTATCAGCATTATTTAACGCCATTTATTATCCAATTACGTTAATGTAATGTCAAGAGAACCAATAGCAAATTCAGCAGTATCACCGTTTAGAATTGGTTTAGCAACAGATAAGGCTCCGAATGCCAACATGTTTCCTACTGTAGCAGCATCATAAAGAACGAAATAGGTTAGGTTGGCACCAGCAACCCAATCAGCCGTAGCAGTAGGAAATGTAATCGCAGTAGCATTATCCTTAACTGATGGATTAGCACTTGTAGCAGCATTCCATGTAGCAGCGGATGTTGATACTCTAGCATATGAACCACCAGAAGGTTCTGTCACACCTGTTCCTGCGTCAGAAGGCGTAGTAGAACTAAGCGCAACATACACGTTTGTTGGTGGAGTGTATGCAACATCATTAAATATATGGTCAAGAAGCTTTGCAGCCAAAAAGTTAGAAAAACTCATTTTTTATTCTCCTTAGAATTATTTAAGATAAGCTGGACCAATATAGGTCACGCTCTTAAATGGATTTTGATCGTAAATATTTCCTCTGGCGTGTTTAGCTGGAACCTTCCAACTAGCAGCCTTGAGAATATCACCATTGGATTTGTCAATAAATCCCCATACTCTAGTTGATGGACCAGTAGTAGCAATTATCTTGACATATTTTTTCATATCACCCGTTGTTATTGCTGTCTTTTGCCAATCATTAGTATAGTCCTTTTCTTCTTTGTGTATCAAGGCTTCAATACCTTTTATGAAAGAATTCAAGGCTTTCTGAAAATCAGCATCTATATTTTCTAGCAATAGTTTTTTATAGTTCATGCTTCCTCAATTATTTAAGATTATCATATTCGCCGTTTTTGATTCTTTCTTCTACATCAACAGCCAACTCTTTTGATACAGCGTCCCTAACTTTTCCAGGAAATAATTCCTTGGCATATTCTACGTTTTTATACATCTCTTTGGCGTATTCCTTGGCACCATTATCAACAAGATTTCTCATTCCCTTAATAGCAGCCTGTTTATCAAAACTACCATTTTCAATTTTCTTCTTATAGTTTTTCACGATAGGAATATATTGTTGTTTGTATAGATTTGAATTATTATCAATATACAGTCTCAATTCATTTTCAGGGTCGTCCAACTTTTCAACACCCTCTGAAAGCAATCCTAATAATATGTTTCTGAAATTACTCATTCTGTTCTCCATTATCTATGAGTCTATATTTTAACAGTGGTTTTCCATTAATAAGAATATCACCCTTTTCGTTCTTATCTATTGTTTTGACCACTATTCGTTTATTTTTAAAACGCCCGCCTAAAATAGTATCTCCTATATTTATAGGAATATCTATATTTTCTTTTAATTCATTCCTAGAACCTTTTGCCACCATTTCAACCTTGTTTGATTGAATTGCCTTATCCGTGACTGCTACAACATCATTTAGTGTTAATTTGGCTTTCCAACCATCAGCATCATCGTATTTTATTTTGACCAAAACATTATTATTTCCAGGTTCAGCATATTGTAAATTTGGAGTTGCTGAAGCGTGAATTCTTTCTTTATGAATAAACTTTCCAGAATTCACTCCGTTTTCATATTCTTTCATTGACATTACACGATAAAGGTAATCTGGCTTTTTTCCATTAGCCAAACGTGGTACTATTCTATCACCAATCATAGGACCTTCAATCAGTCTCAATTTTTCTTCTGCTAAGAATTCCTTGAATGTTTTAATCATATAGTTAATTGACGTTCTTATACTTTGTTATTTTTATGAATTCGTCTACCTCTGTTTTACTAGCCTTTTTTCCATTGATATAAAGACTATTATCATAGGCAGTTTTAACTACATATAGATTTCGCTTACCTAGAACTTTTTTGAGTTTATCTATTTTACTTATTGACGCCGCATTAGAACTACCTTCCGCTGGAATAAAGACAATATGATTTAGACTATCTGTTATATCTAACCTGAATCTATTTTTTTTATCAACATTTACTTTTAGATTTTTCTCTATATTATCATGTAAAACACCAGCACTATTCCAAAAATATAAATCATTATTTTTGTCTTGAAATCCGCCTATCATATCATCCTTATCACTACCTATAAACGTAACTAATTCATGAAAATTTTTAGGATTCTTTAATATATCTATACCAAGTGTTCTTCCAGAAAAACTTGTAATTGAAGTCTTGAAAGTTTCTTCTGCTAAGAATTCCTTGAAGGTCATTATTCTGGATTCTTTCAAATCTTCTTTATTCAACGTAGCATAAGCCTTGTAGACTTCTTTGTTTTGCTTAACATAGTAAATCTTGTTTTTTACACCATTGGCCGCAAACATATCTCTTAAACCGTCTACCATATCAGACACGGCCTTAACATGATATACCCTGTTCATATAGGAATTTCCTAAAAGAACAAGCATATCTTCTTTCTGTTTTATAGCATAAGCAGCCGCCGCTATTATAGCAACATTGGCATCACCTGGACTTCTTTTATAATTAAAAATAGCCTTATCTGTATTCTCGACAACACCTATCTTGTCAAGCAATTCTACTTCTCCAATAAGTCTCTGTTTCCCTACTCTTACGGGTTTGCTAGTTATTTTCATTAAACCTTCATTTTATTTAGAGTGTCTTTAGCACAATCACTTCTATCTTTTACATCCACATCAAGTGAAAGTTGACTAACACCATCATATTTAATCTTACCTTTTTTATGAAGTGATTCAGCCGCCTTTTGTAGAACACCAAAATCAACTCGCCCAAATTCCTTTTGTAGCTGTCTATCTGAAGCAATAGAAGAAAGAGACAACACCTTTCCCTTGTTCCGTTCAAGTGCAGATATGATTATATTCTGTCCCTGACCTTCTACAAGAATTTTTTGGAATATATGATTAGGGTCTATTTTGTCATTGTAGTTCATGGGTTCCTTATCTAGCACCAGGGGCATATTTATTGAATAATTCTGTTGCTCTTTTAGAGTCAATCTTACTCAACTTGTCCTTAATGCTTCTGATTTCCTTAGAGGCAGCTAAACCACTTGTATAATATCTATTATCATCAGACATTTCATAATACCAATCATGGTTTTTAAGTAATTTTTCATATTTATCCCATTCAACTTCATTGGTTTCATTTATTATCTTTTCCGCTAGTAAACTTAAATCCTTGTCCTTTGGTATATTATTCATAATTCTCCCTTAATATTATTCCATTCCAAGCCCATCTTTTTCAGTAGTATTTATAACGGGTTTGACAAAATTCGTGTCATTGGCAGTTTGTTTAGGTATGTTGCTAATCGTTTCATCCTTATCAGAAATAGTTTCCAATGAAAGAAAATCTGTGTCAGTAACTTTATCGGAAATATCAGCATGGTCAAAGTTGTAAAGAACGCTTGCTATTTTATAACGATATTGATTCACAGTATGCACCTTACGGACTTCAAATAGCTTTTTGATTTTCTTGTAGTAAACCAAATCCTGTTCTTTTGGATAGACTTTGAATTGATTGAAGTAACGAATTGAGGCATGAAAAGTAGCCTCACCCAAGTTAGGATTGAAACCAAACTTGGAATACATACCAGAATCTTCCGCGCCAAAATCATCTTCAAATTGATCTATGATAAGCCTAATAGGGGTTCCCTTTTCCAGAGTCTTATTCAAATATTCTCCAAAAATAGGTTCCTCTTGAGCCAATGTAACAGGAATCCATATACATTCAGCACCATATAGATATGTTCCTTCGTCATTCAATTCATTAATTGTATTTCTCTCGTTTTCAAATCCAATTTCATCATTGAAAAAGAAGGGTCTGTTTGTATCAACCATGTTTATGTTCCATGTTATTTTATTTCTTTTCCATATTTATCATAAAACACCTGATATTTTTTATCATCGCTAAAGTTTAATCCAAATTTGTCTCGGAATAGTTCTGAATCATATATGATTGGGTCAACACTATAATCTAATTTTTCTGATAGACCTAGCATAACCATCAAAAGAGAAAGTAAGAAGCCGCCGCCTACAACAGAAACCATAGCACTAACGGTAGAGTCTGGATTGGGTCTATTTTCAAGACCTGGATTTTTCATCGCTCTCCTGAAAATATTAACACCATCTGCTTGAGGCTCTACCACAAGACGTTTCATCTTTGTAGTTTCCAAAGCCTTTAGTGTGTCTACCCAAGCCTTAAAGGCTTCTATGTTTGATTTGATTATCTTCATTTCTCTCAGTCTATCTTCTAGATAGGCAACCATTTTTAATTGAGAATTTTGTGAAGCGGTTTCAAATCCTTTTTTGGTTGAATTTAATACATTTTCTATATTTAGAAATATTTCTGCCAATGAACTTGAAACATCTTGTAGACGATAGGTTTTCCAGTTTGGTTCTGGCGCTTTATTGGTTTTAGTAGATAATTCTTTGTCGAATACCCAATTAATTGTTTTATCTGGCCCTTCAAAGATATTATCATCAATAATGTAATCCTTCTTTTCTCTACTTGTATTTTTTCTCCATTTAGGGTCTACATATCCACTTATACCATCATTAACGGCCTGAAAAATTCCTACGGAAATAGTTTCTTCAGCATCACCTGTTCTATATTTACCCAATACCATTGCATCTTTTTTGTAACTGGAATTTTTCTTCCACCATTTAGCCACACTACTGTCAACTGTTTTTGGTTTTTCTTCTTCTTCTTTTAAAAGACTATTATTTTTATCAAAGTATTCTAGCAATTCTTTTGTTTGTTGAGTAGGAATAATAGCATATAAAAATCTAGCAAACTGAACCATCGTTTTCATAGCAGTTCTCATACCTGCAAATTTTTTATCCTCTAACAATTTTTCATCAGTAGATAAGAATATTGTAAAACCACCGCCATATAAATTTGTTTTGGTATTAGGTCTGTTACTATCTAGTTTATCATCAAAAGATTTATCAAACAATTCAAATGCCTTTTGAACGGATAGGATAGGGAAAGAAGAATTTTTATCAACGGGTCTATTTGTTAATTCCTGTAATGATATTGTACCACTATTCATTTCATGGGAAGGATAGATTATTAATATATAAACCCCCGAATTTTTAATAGAATTCATGAATGATATAATCTGGTCAACCAAAAAGCTGATTGCAGTCACAATAGGATTAAGATCATTCACTAAGAAATATTTTATTACATTTAGAACATCTGAAATAATTTCTGTAGTAGCAATCAGCTTTGATGTTCCAGTATTAAAGCTGTCTAGTAATTGTTCTATATCAGCGGGCAGACCTACTTTTTGATTAGTAACATTAACCCATTTAAAGGATTCCTTAGAATCCTTGCCTTTAGGTGCAGGAACTATACTTTCGCCTATTTTTGCATAGGCTTTGACTTTTCCGTAAAGATTTACTGTTGCCATTTATCTTCTTTGCTTAGTCTTTGTTGTTTTTCTATATTCAATAGCAGTTCATTCTTTCTTGTTTCCATTTCATGAATAACTAGATCAAATGCCTTTGATATGTTGTCAATTAATTTAGTAATATCATTTGACTCTGCGTTTTTATCCCACTTGATATTTGTTTCCATTAATCATTTACCTGTTTTTCATAAAAACGATATTTAACTCTATCGCCTTCAAGGGTTGAATATACATCAAAAAGGGAATAATAGTCTCTTATTACATTAGTGACATATTTTATAGAACGGTCCACCATAGAATTAACCGCACTAAAAATTCTATTAGAATAGCTATTAGGAATAGTAGGATTTCCTATTCTTGTATTTATTGAGGCTATTTGATTGTTAATAGCAGTCTTAAAAGTATCCAAATTTGTTTTGGCTGTAGTATGTTCTGATGTTGTATAGGTTACTGAATTTAAAGAATCGCCACTACGTCTTTTAAAAGTTCCCGATGTTGTTATACCCCAATTTGCAGCCCAAGTAGTATGATAGGTTTTCAGGGTTTTCATAGTTTTTGTGGCTGTTTCATAATCATCAAAGGCTGTCCAGAATGTTGTATCGGTTGAAACATTATTTGGGTCCTTATAACCAGCAGGAGAACCAGCAACCAAGGCTTGTAGGGTGGTCAGTTTATCCATTTGGGCATCTATGAAAGTAACATCGGCTATGATATTTACAGATAAATCTGAACCATAGTTACTAAAAACGGACCCAACAGTTCTAACAGTTCCAGCAGAAGAATAGGTTACAACGGAAATAAGTCCGTTTGCCGTATTCAATTCATATCTTGTTCCATCACCAACACCATCTATACTATCACTTGGAACCGTGGATGCACTTGCCGTAGAATAAGTTGTAACATTTGACACCTTGGGAGTCATGGAATCTGTATAGGCAAAAGCTGTGCTATTTTCAGCATCGGTAGGAGTAGGATTGCTTACCAATGGATTTACATTGTATTTCCACTTTTCATCACTATGGACACTCCATTTATATTCTAAAGGGTCCCCTTCGGTATGAATCCAGTGACCATAGAAAATATCATCCTTTCCATAGGCAGGATTTTGTTGTGTCTCATGTTTCCCATCTGTAGCAGGGAAAAATGGATTTTTTTCTATAAATGGATATGAAGTATCAACCTTTTTACCCATAGATATATTCGTGGTATTTGCCGCCTTTAGAACATCATCCAGACTTTCATTATCTGGATTCAGCCAACCAAAATAATTTTTCATATCGGTGTTGGTTAATAGAGTAGATTCTTTAGTATCACAAATGACTTCAAATTTTAGGGACGTTCCACTGGCACTTAGGTTTGTTGTAGTGGTAATGTTACTCCCTGTATGACTAGCTATTACATAATCTTCATAGGGCTTGGAATTGTAATTGTATATTCTCAAGGTTTTTCCAAGATAGGCATTATTGGCAAACCCCGAAGCACCAAAGGCTGTAGAACTAAAACCAGTTGTGCTTATTGTAGCAACACCATCATTTCTAATATAGATAGGCAACCAATTAGGATTCATTTCTAATCCTTCACAAACCACTATCAGCTTGCCATAAATGCTATGGTCAGAATATTTTTTTAATGGATAGGATTTTAATAAATCTGGCGCTTTTGAAATAACAGAACTCAACCCATTAACTTTCAATAGTGTATTTGTACCACCATAGATACTGGTTGTCAGGGATGTTATGTTTAGATATTCATATTTTGTCAGCCAATTTGTTAATCCGTTCAATTGACTATAGACGATTCTGACCAGACTTTCTTTATCTGGAACAGCACTTCCGCCACCTGATTTTGTTAGGGTCAGGCTGGTTAGTTGTGTAGATATGTTTGTAGTGGCATTTATGCTTCCCGATACAACCCCCGTTCCTTCTCCAAACAACGTATCATAGGAACCTGAAATAACCCCAAGAGAATTAGACTTTATGGATGCTCTTAGATATGTCCAGACAACTGTTCCATCTGCAACGGTTCCACTGATTGGCCATACAGGTGGAACAGTCCCACTCATACCAGCGGTAGAACATTTATAAACTCGAATTTCACCATCTGTAGAAATTCCTACTACTCTATCATTGAGTGAATATGTTTGTTTAGCTGTCCAATCCTGATCTAACAAGATTCTAAATGTATTAGCAATTACATCAATGTTGCTATATGTAAATGTTGCAGTTCCAACAATATCTGTAAGAGTAATATCTGTATCATTATAAGTGTGTATTGTTTCTATTACATTGGCTATGTCTTCTTTAATATAGTCAACCCTAATTACATTTTTATCACTTGTCTTTATATCATTAAATCTTATTTTCAATTGTTTTGTTATTTTATCAAAGAAAGAAACCTTACTATCATGTTTTAGACTAAGTATTTCTCCTTTATTTGACATACCAGCATACTTGACGTTATTGACAAATATCTCAACTGTTTCTAGAACAGGAGTAAAGGTTAATTGTCTTTCCCAAATATACGTTTCATTATTGAAGGCTGTTACTGTATCCGAAGATTTGTTTTCACTTGCTACATAGTCATACTGAATTTTTATCAGAGTATCATTTCCAGTAGGAATGGTAGTAAATGTTAAGGATATGGTTTTTTTGTCAAAATCTAGATATGATTTTTCTGTGTTTATGGATATGCCTTGATTATTGTCTATATTCTTAATTTTTTCATCATCAAAGATATAGCCCACCAGAACAGTTCCACAAAATATTTTTAGGGATGGAATGGCCGCGCCTTTTTTTACTGGTTTATTTAATAGTTTATATTCAACTAGATTTGTTTTTGTTTTTATTGAACCTAGTGTTTCTGAAATATAATCTAATCTGGCGGGTTCACTGAAGGCAGTTAAATCATCATCAATGCTTACCATCTGTCCAGAAGTTTTATTTTTAACCAAAAAGAAATTTGATATATCAGCGGAACCGCCCAATTGGTCTAAAGGAATGTCATTCCCATTATCATCCAGAACATAATACCCAAACTGTGAAGTAGAGGGTAGACTGAACGTAATGTTTTGACCAAATTGGCCAGGGGCAGTTCCGCTTCTTCTAAAAGTGTATTTTAATTCTTGACCATCAGAAGCACCTTGTAGGATTGCTCTTTGTCTTGCAAGTTGAGAAGCAATATAAGGAACATCATCAACAGATAATGCAGTTGCCTGACTATCTCTTGTAGAAGTAGCCAAACGTAAATTATCTATCAAAGTTTTTCTTGCCATTATAACATCAGAAGGTGCTTTGATTAGGTTTCCTAATAATTTTGCCTTTTCTTCAGCAGCAGTAGTCATTTTATTCCTTTTTAATCTTTATTTATGTGATGCTGGCCGAAGGCACGGGCGGGAAGGTTGTAGGAACACCAGTACCAAAAACAATAGCAGCCTTTGTATAGTTGTCTATTGCCGTTGCAAATTTATTAGCAAAAATTTTACTGGAAGGTGGATTGCTTGAAAATATATCATTCAGGGCTACTTGCAATCCTGCCTGATCTGCAAATATTACATTACCTGTTCCAAAAGTTGGACCTGAAATAGCTATTGTCATAAACCCGCTAGTTATTTGAGTTGCTATTTGTGAGGCGGCCACGGAAGGTCCAGGTTGAAAGCTAGACCATACACCATTTAATCCACTTGATATTAAACTTTGGGCAGGGGCAGCCGTAATTATCCCATCCGTACCCGCTGTTCCCATATTCCAATAATTGACTAGTGCTTTAGCAACCCCATTGGCAACCAAAGCAGGTGGACTATTTTTAGAGTAAACATCATCCAATTCTGTTTGTAGTAATGACTTATCTAAAGGCATTTATTCTCCGAATATTTTTACGCTTTTTAATTGAAGCAATCCAGCAGATTCCAAGGCAACACCAGAGTTTCCATTTGGCGTAGGGTGTGTATGATTTTTTAACCAATCAACAGTTGCATTTGCTTTTAGAAATGGTTCTGTTCCAGCACCCATTTTTATTTGCGTTCCTTTTATTTCTGTGATTCCTGCTACATTTGATTCTATTCCACCTATTGCATTTTTGAATTTTATCGCACCTATAGCAGAAATACCTAACTCTCCTATCGCATTCTTTATTGAAATTTCACCTGTAACATTTACTTTGACGCTGGCCAGGGGAGTAGATAATTCTATATTACCGATAATTGTATTTAGGTTTATGTTTCCCAATGTTGTTTTTATTGTATAATTTCCCGCACTAACATTAGTTGTTCTAGAGTCCATTCCAGGTATTCCTATTATGGTTTCTTCAATTTTTTTACCAGAAGAAATGGATAGTGTTCCAATACCAGTTGATAGTATCAAGTTATTTGTGGCCTGAATACTAATACCAGTTGCACTTATTTCTCTGGCATCTGATCTTTCATTGAATACTCCGTAATTCATTGTAACTGTGCCGCTTGTTTTAAAAATTATTTCTGGTGAACTAAATATCATTCTCTTACCAGAAACAAAGCCTATTTCATCGGTTGTTTTATACATTACATTTTTGGCTTCTAGCAAATCAGTTCCATTGATATAGCTACTCCTATCAGCCTTTATTTTTTGAAAGAAGCTTTTGCCTGTTTCCAGGACAAAATTACTCAAGGTCTGATAGCGCATATCATTATGAACTGTTAGAGAATCATATCCCTGGATTTCAACAAATCGCCCTGTAAAATTATCAGTCACTTCATTTGTCTTAACATCAAATCCCTTTATAATCAAATGTTGTGATTGATAAATTACCTCTTTCTTTGTTCCTTCTGTAAAAGTAACTTCATCGCCCTTGACTTTGGTAATCCAATTACCTGTATTGTCTATTGTGAAATAGGAATGCGAAGGATGTTTTAAGTGTATTCTGTTATTACCGTCTGTTCTATCAAAAAGGAAAACGAATCCATCCTTTTCATAGGGAATATATATTTTATCGTAGAATCCCTTGTAACCAGTAGGAAAAGGTTCATCCAATCTTTCTTTAATGCTTTCTGTTGTTACTATGTAATTTCCAAAAGTCTTATCTCTTGTTATGACAGGTATTTTTTTCTCTAGACTATCTCTAAGCAAACGTTTTATTATTTGATAGTCTTCTGTTTCGGTAATGTTTATGTTTTCATTAAATAATGCAGTAAATGTAAGATTTTCAGGAATAGTTTCTCTGATATATGTAGTTTCATCTACAATACCATCACCATCAAAATCTTCACTATAAGCCTTAACATTTTCTTCATTAATATTAGAAGCCTCTACAATTTCTGTATTTTTATAAGCCTCATATTTTATTAATTGTAAGAAACGTGACACATTACTTTCACCGTCTTTCTTCAGGCTTCCATTATTATTGCTATTATCAACAATTGAAGTAGAAACTGTATTTTCGGCCATATTTAATCCATTTGTCCTGTTATTTCTATTGATTTTCTTCTAGCAGCTTCTTCCATACTCTGACGTTCTATTTGCTTTAGTTTTGTTATTTCATCAGGTGTTAGAACCCTGTATTCATCAAGATTTTCTGTAGTGGTGTAAAAATCTTTATTAGTATAGGCTTTGACTTGTTCTATCTTATCCAAAGTTACACCCATTTTGATAAGATATATTTTTTGATTTTTGTCACTTACTCTTTCATCATCTACATTGTACTGATATGATGAACGCACGAACCCTAGCCACAAGCAATTCATAGGGTCTGATTTGTCAGGAAATAGAACATAAACCCAATCTCCTTTTTCTGGAAGATCACCGCTTGAATTTCTGGTAGGGGCACAATGTTTGGCCCATATCGCATTCCCTATTTCATCTGTGTCCATATTATGAACACCCAATACTCTGACTAAAACTCTTTCTTGCGCCTTTGGGTCACGATTTTCTACAACCAGGGCTTCTTTAATTCCTGCCAAAACCATTTCTGGAAATAAGTCTTTTTGTCCTATCATTAATAATCCTGTACTGTGCCAGTTGTAGCCTCATAGGCGTCTAATTCTTCGGCTTGTTCTATTTGTGACTGTCTCAATACCGAACTGCCTATATCATATTTATCACCATCATAAGCACCTCCATATGTCATTTCTTTATTGGATGAAATTAGATTAAAGTTTGTTATTCCTTTCGTGTCAATATTGATAATTTCTCTTTCATTGTAACCATATGAAACCAAAGACAATACATTAACATATTCAGTTCCTTGTATGAAATGTCTTATCTTTGTTATTAGGTAATTTCCCGTGTATTGCTTATCTTCTGTTTCTGTTGTTTCACTGGCATCAATACTAGGATAGACAACCTTTATGTTTTTACCCACTCTTTTAAACGTTCCTTCACCATTTACTTTTAGTCTCAACTTTAGCATTTGATTCTTAAACGTTGACATTCTAGTTTCACTGTATCCATCTATCAGGCTGGCAGTATCCCCTTTATTCAGTTCTGTCCTGTTTTCAAACAAACCAGAATAATAGGTAGGTCTATATTGTAGTCCCAAAAGGTGTGAAGAAAATGGAAGCTTTTTTTCAGGTAGGGAAGTTTCTATAGAATCTATTCTCTTTTCCTTTGATATAATTCTAGTATTATCATAATCAAAGCCAACGTGTTTATTTCTTATTACACCCATAGATGAATCTCTAATCAAATCGGCATTGTCTTCTATGGCTATTTTACCCAGGATTTTTCTAGCCGAAAATTCACTAGGAGTATTCATACTCAAGTCAAATGGAACAGTTCCTATATTTGAATCATTGACAATAGAATAATATTCCTTCTTTAGTAGTCTTGCTATTGGCCAGAATTGAACCAATCCAGTTTGAAGGTCTGTCCATAAGTGATAGTTTCCATTACCATTTTCATCCTGTGAAATCTTCAATAGATAATATATTGTCTCAATAGGAGTCCAGTAGGGAGACACAAATCTTTCAAGCTTTTGTTTTGTAGGAATAAATTCAGAGTTTCCTATATCATTAGACTCTACATTACCACCACATTCTTTAACAAGGTCTTTTATTATTTGATCTATTCTGGCGTTTGTCCAGTATCTTGATCTACGTCTTATATTAGCCTCAATAACCCAATCTGTTTCAAATTCAAAGGCTAATAGATTATGAAGGTTGTTAAACTTGTTTTCCTTTTTGATGTTAGTCAAACGGAATGTGTATTCAATAGGAATTTCCCAATAATCTTCTCCCCCAGGCTGAAATCTAGTAAAGGAAATTTCTAGTTTATCTCCTAATGATATTTCTCCAAAATTTTCTAGAAAATTCCAGTCCTGATACACCAATGTTCCAGAAGGTCCAAGTTGTTCCAAGTCTTCATATATATCTAATTGTGAGACATAAGTTATATCAAGGTCAATACCGTTTATTTTAAGTGTATTGATTTTAATGGATGTTTTTGTATTAATAAGTGTCATACTTAATCCACTGAATTTGTTCTAAACTGGAATATTATATCATTTAATTGTGAAGCATCCAATACATCTATTTCTCTTTTCTTATCATTGTCTTCACTCAATAAACGATGATAAAAATCCTTTGAATATTTGTTTTCTTTTTGATAGTATTCATTCACAAGATATATTATTTGTTCCTCTGTTTTTGGCCATTGTTTTAGGGGGTCTTTTATGTTATTGAATAAACAAACTATCCACCAATAATCTATAGTTCCATAGAATCTATTAGAAACATCTTCAGGCATCTCATTTGATTTTACATAGTATCTTGAGAATGATGTTCCACGGGATTTAAAATCCTCAACCAATTTCTTTTGAGAAAATAGATTTTTTAGCTTTATGTTGATTGGCTGATAATGTGAAAAATCCAATGAAATATTATCGGATTTATTAGCCTCAATATATGGCAATAATGAAATAGTAGTATCTTTTAATTGGTCAACAAAGGAGAAATGCTTATATTTCATTATAATCCTTATCTATCTTTTCCATAATATTTATCTCCTGAAGAACCACCATCATTTCCAATATTTGTCGTTTCATTAGTGAGACTTTTTCTAATACCAGGAAATATACTTTTAAACTGCAAACCCAAACTAGCAGATACAGGAATACCATCACTGAAGTATTCAAAAACATCTGTTCCGTCACTATAAGAAACTTCAAATCCTACAAGCGCCATTGTTTTGTAGCTTACAAATTGTCCTGTTCTAACGGTTCTATTGTTTTTAACAAAATCTATCTGGAACAAAGGTGGATACTTGTAGAACTGTAATGTCATTCCAACGTTTGATATAATTTCTGGCATGGTTGCTTCCCTGAATTTTTCAATAAGAGCAACCATTGTTTCACCCTCTGTCTTATTCTTGGGGAAAAATGTAAAGGTTAAAGGAAGGCTTAGATTACTAGCACCTTTAAAAATCAAGGCATCGTTTGGCGCGAATCTCATTCCAGCAGCAGCATATCCAGATTCTAGAGCATCAATACCACCAAGGCTTGCGGTTATATGTGATACAGTAGGTGCTATTTTATCCATTATAACATGACCCATCATGTTAGAGGCAATATCTTTAACAGCACTCGCACCCGCCTTGAACATCTCTATACCCGTGTCCTGATTGAAAATATTCTGCAAGGCCCCTGGCTTTGTTCCAAAGGCTATTTTCTCACTTGACCAGTTTGGACTGATATTTTCTCTATAGGAAGGAATGTAAAGAGACGCCATCCAAAGCGCGGATTCTCTAGTCAACACAAATCCATCTTCATTACCGCCACCCATTTTTTCTTCAAGTGTTGGTGGAGAATAATTATGTGCATAGATTTCAAGATGCATACGATTAGCATCATCATCTATCGTCTCTGGATATCTGTATCTATCTACCATCTATTAAACCCCTTCAATAATTAGTCTTCTTTGGGCCGCTGTATTTTTACTGCTAGTAGGAACTATTACATCTGGTTGATTTACAATGGAATCTCTACTAGATGATTCTGAACCTCTTTGCTTGACTTCGGTATAGTTATTATTTATAATGATATTGCTTTGACCCTTTAGATAGGAAGCAATAGAAGAATCCGATTGATCTTTTCCTTTGTCTACCGTATCCTTTGTGCTATTTACTGTATTTGAATAATTTGGTTTTGGTGTTGTAGTTTTTTTCGTTTCAGTTTTACTATCAAATCCTAGCATTGATTTAGCACCAGAGACTAAAGAACCAGCAGCCTTAAATCCACCGCCGATACTATCCTCTCCGACATTAGAAATAAGAAAGTCTGCTATTTCTGTTTTATATTTGTCAGCCAACCATTCACCACCTATACCACCTGCAACAGAGGCAAAAAATCCGCCAGCAGGACCTAGTAAAGAACCCAACACACCAGCTAAACCACCACCAATCAAACCGCCAAATTGAGGAATGGCATCTATTAATTGTTCTCTTGTATTTTTTCCTTCGGATGTTCCTGCAATTCCAACAGCAGTAGCAGAATTTATTAAAGTTCCTAGTGGTGATGCTTTAAGCATCCTTACTAAACCGCCGCCAGCCATTTTCAGGGCTTTCCCTATAATATTTTTGTTTATGATAGTATCAAAATGTTTTAGAATAGCATCCTTACCCATATTAGCAACATCCATAGCCTTTGAAGAACCAGCCTTAACATTTTCTGCCAATGAACTTCCAAAATCAAATAATTTACCGCCAACATTCTTTAAGGTTTTTACTGCGCCCCCTGCTTTGTCTTCTATGAAATCCCCTATATTCTTAAAAGGATTCAATTTAGAAATCCATTCAATTCCCTCTCCTATGAAATTAGTAAATTGTTTGAAGTATGGAGTAATAAATTCTAACATACTTGTTCCCAATTTCTTTCCTAATCTTCCGATAGGTGCTAAAATTTTAGATACAAAATCATCATAAACACCACCTAAGTATTTTGAAAAAGAACCAAATTTATTTGAAAGCATTACAAAGAAATCATCAAACTTAGTGGTTATTGTTGGGAGTAACCATTTACCTAGATTCAATAAGGCAGGTATTTGAGAAGTAACAAATTCACTATTCATCATAGCCGCTATTGCTGTCAATAAACCAGCCAAAGGAAGTCCACTAAACCAATCTATACCTACATCATTATTATTTTTTCCTGGAATGGGAGCAGGTTCGGTAGGCTTGTCTTCATTCGTAGGTTTTATTAGGGAATCCTTAAAGACATTGAAATCTTCCTTAATAGAATTCACCTTTGTTGAAAAAGTATCTATTGCTATTCTGACCATTCCCACGTCTATTATGAGTCCAGTTAGTTTTTTACTTAACTCAACCTGTGCTATTCTGACCATTCCAACATCTGTTATGAGTCCAGTTAGTTTTTTATTTAACTCAACATAAACAAGATTACCAGAAGCAATAGCATTGTTCTGAATAGACTTGTATTCTTCATTGTTCTTTGTGGAAGTAGTAACGTCCAATAAAGAACCAATTGAATTATTAGTCTTTATGTCGTTTCTAATGAATGATATATTCTGTTCTAATGCCATTGTTTATACCTTTAATTATCTTTGGATATTACCCTTTAACGCCTTTTCATGCCCTTCGTTTTCTTTCTTTATATCATTCACTAATAAATTGTAAAAAAGGTCTAACTCAAAAGGATATAATTTATTGAGTTCTCCCATACTATAACCACCATGTCTAACCATGAAATGAATTTTCATGTAATGATTAGGGAGTGTAATATCCTCAATTAAAAAACCAGGAATCTAAACATATCTGAAGGAACAAGGTTAGATTCTTTGCCGCAACCATTACATTTACCTTTTTTATTAAGCTTGAATTGACTTATTCTTTCACCCAATTCTGTTTCCAACAAATCTCTTTCTTTTGGCTCTAGTCTAAACAATATTTTTTCAACATATGTCTTATCTAGATTGTCTTCCTTTTTATCGCCAAACTCTACACCCTTTATGCTATTAATCATGAACTCCCATTTGAACTTTTGTAATTCGGCAGTTTCTTCATCACCTTTAATATATTTGTTTTCCAACACACGCTGAATTTCAAATGAGACTTCTTTTGGATATAGCTTTAAGTTGTCTCTAATCACTATAGGAGTTTGGTCAAGCGGTTTAGTTACAACATCTTTATCCAGAATAATTGTTTCGGTTAATAGTTCTCTACCTATACCCTCTATGCCCATTTTTTCCGCCTGTTTCTTGGGCAGCTTCATCCAGGTAGGACATTCCTGATTTGTGCAACGGTATGACATTTCTATTTTATTACCCTTTGCCTTCAGACGCATTTCATAAAGCAAATATAATAGGTCATTCTTTGATAGGTCCTTTAATTTTTCTTTGGCGTCTACACTAGTTCCCATCAATTTTATAACTTCATTTGTCACCAGTTCATCGTTTTCTTTATTAATACCATCTATGGCGTATAGAAAGTTTTTTTCACTCTCTACGTTCCATCCCTTATATTGGATAGATTGCCCACTCAGTAATTTAATCTTACTAAACGCCGTGTCATTATTAGATAATAATTCTAGAATCTCACTCATGTTTTCTCCTTTATTCAATTCTATGGAATCTCGCTTTAAATCCTATGGTTACGGTCCCAAATTCATTTTCAGCATAATCAAAATTACTTCCTGAAATGGAAGTAGGAATAACCCCTACAAATACATCTTTCTTGTTTATTATATCTCCTACTCCATTGATAGGAATCACTTCAATATCAGAAGATACATCATCAAAATAATTTCTATTTACACTAGCCAATTCATCACGTCTGTCTACAATAGAGTTCATCCATATAGAAAATGAATCCCTGACCTTCATATTGGATTCTTCCCAAAAGGTCATACTTAAATCGGAACCTATGTTTCTATCTTTTACTACTACACTTAGCTTTGATACATCTACACCAAGGTTAATTCCAGGTAGATCAATTTTTATTAGATTGTCTCTTAATTCATCACTACTTATAGGTAGTGCAATACTAGGCATTCTTATGAAATTGACATAGAAGCGGGATAGGTTTAAAAAACCATCTCCATTTAGCCAACTATTCTCAATAAAATATTCAGGACTTGTAAATTTCTTTGGGTCAAAACTCATTTATTAAACCTTATTATGGTGCATCCACATAAAACCAAACATGACTGTAAAATCCTGTAATTGGTCAGTAGAATCATGATTATATTCATATCCGTCTAAAGATTTAGGCCAGGCTTTATCAAAATAATAGCGACCAATTCTTTCCAGATTCCCATTCAAATGCCATAAATTAATACTACCAAACATACTAGTTAAATCTGTAGTAACTTGATTGTTCTGATAATTATTTATACCAGTTCCATTTTCAAGGTAAAAAAGTTTATGCCATTCACTGATAAAAGAAACCGCCCCAAGGTTTATATCAGAGTGAAATCTTATCATGAGTTCTGTTATTTCAGCACCAGAATTTTTAGGAATTGTTATTCTTCTACCCATTCTTGATATAACTCTGGAAGCATAGTCTATTCTAGGTAGTGTAACTGTTTTTATAGCATTTTCGGCTATAGTAATGTTTGATGAAGATAGGGAAGGAACCATAAATTCTAATTCAAAAAGATTAGGTCTAGAAATGTCTTCTAAATGATTAGTTAATACATTGAGTCCATGATTCTCTGTCATTATTGTATTCTCTTGAATGAAGTAAAATTAAAATCAACAGTAAATTCCTCAAAAGTATCTACTTCAATATGTGAAAGTTCAATATTACTTATAGAGTATGGAACTACATTGGACATAGAATACTTTGCTAGTATTTCATCCTTTGAGCCGCCGTATTGAGTTATTATCAAATTAACCCCACTGTTTCTATATTCTGATACAGAAGCCGTTCTAAATCCAGCAGATTCATCTTTAATATTTTTTATGCCATCCATCCAATTTTCAATAAATGTTCTGCCTCTCCATTCAGCATCATTCCAAAAGGTCACTACTATTGCTTCGGGTTTATAATCACCTGAAAGTGTGGTTTGAGTTCCTTTATAATGAAAAATTGGACCAGAAATATCCTTTTTAGGAATACTTGCCTTGGATATAAGATAGACAAAACTATCGTCATAGTCATAAGATATTAAATCAACAGCACCCTCAAATTTTGCAGTAAATCTATTGGGTCTGGAAATTTCTCTTATATTATCTTTGAACGTCCAAATATTTATTTCAGTCATATTATATTAGGATAGTAAAATCTTCATCAGAAGACAAGTGTTCTCTTACTATGGGCTTTTTATTAGCCATGTAAAGTATTGTCCCCAAGTTGTAGGAATGTTCATTAGTAGAAAATAAATCAGAATGACTATAATTTTCTAATGAACAATATTCTCTTGAAGCCGTTTTAGGATTATAGCATAAAAATAATTGTCTATAAGTTTCATTTGTAGGAATGCTTTTTGAGCATACTTTTTTCAAACGTATTAGATCAAAGTAATATTGTATTGCTTTAGATATGTGTTCGGTTGTCATGAATTTTACAGTTGAATCTGGATTGCCATCTATTGTAATTACATCCACTATCTCTGAATTTATTTCTGGAACACTAGCTAGTATGTTTTCGGTTTCAATATTATCAACCCTTCTAGAAAATCTTATTTCATTCACCTTCTTGAAGGTAAATGAAGTAGAAGTAGAAACGTCTGTAGAGTCTTTTGCATCACTAGAAGGATTTATATTCTTATTCTTGACTATGATCTTAGTGTTTACATCTGGATGAACATTACTTGTAAAAGAAGATGTTATTGCATTAATAGCAGAAGCCGTTAATGTGGCTATGGTAGAAGCGGTTGCAGCAGGTGTATAATTCACTACAATAGGAACACCAGAAATTAATGGTGCGGACCCTGTTCCATTATTATACCATATATAATAAACAGTTTCTATATTCTCATTTGAATAGTGTGGACTGTATAGATAGAAAAATTTATTATTAAGACCTCCTGGAATATCTCCGTCTCCCTTTATAGCTATTTCCGTATGTCTCTGTCCACTTATCCTTACCAAACCCTTTACATCAAAGATACTGGAATGAATAGCGCCTAGATTGATATAATTTTTAGTTAAAGGTGCAGGTGTAATATCTGAAGTTTCTTGGCCTTCACTGAATTTTTCAGGGAAAACGGCTAATTTTTCTGACTGTGAGGCAGTTGTTAATTTCAATCTACCTGAATTTAGAATTGACTCTCCAATAACTGGATAGGAAAAAACTAGGCTTGTTTCCGTTTCAGTTTCGATTATCTGAAGATATTTCATCTTATCCTGAATAATATTTCCATCGGGAGTAGATAGGAAAAAAACAGAATTGGTTAGATTGTTGTTCAAGATATAACCACTACCTTCCTGAACGAATCTAGGCAACAGACCCGTTATTTCCATTTCACCTAAAATGTTTGTGGTTTTAACTAAGTCTCCTACTATATTGTTCCCGAAAGAACTAGAAGGGGAAGCCGCCGCTATGTTTGTATTATACATCAATCTAACTGGTTGTTTAAGAGTAGGTAATTCTATTTCAGAAATTTTTTGAATTTTTATTCTGGATGAAAAGGTGTTGTTATAATTGAATATGTAATAATCATAGGCTATGTTTGAGTTTTCATTTTTTATGATTGGTCTTAGTCTAAGAGTATATTCAAGGTAGTCCATATTAAGTCCCTTGATTCTGACCCATTCTTTATTTGCATATTCCAATTCTAGATTTCCAATGTAGCTGGCATCAAGAAAAACGAAATCATTTACTGAAGTAGGAACAATACTCGCATCAACATAACCAATATTTACTACTCTCCTTGCGTTTGTTGTTCCGCCAGAATTTAGGTCATAAAACTTTGTTGTTTCTTCCGTAGAAGATGAACCCAAGGCAATAACGTTTGAGGGAAAGGTTGCAGCATGACTTATTTTCATTAAATTAGAGTAACCCCACATTGGATTTGATCTAGCAAACCCCAAATATATATTACCCTTTATTATAGTTTCAAAGAATAAGGACTTATTGAAGTCAATTGTTGTTCCTGCCAAAAAAGAATGAATTACTGTCATTATAGACTCTCAAAAGAATATGTTTGTGCTACTGGTTTCATAAGTTGAACAAATATGTTACTATCTGCAATTGATAGGAACGCAAATCCACTAGTACCCTCTGTTGCAGTTGTAGTAGGTGCAGCACCATAACCGCTTTCTGTAGTTATGGTCAGAACAGATTCGTTTCTAGATACTTCAAAATCCAAACCAAAGTTGATAGTAGATAATTTTTCTTCTATCTTCCTTGCTATATTTATGGCAGTTTCATTTTGGGTAATACTTATTTCTAGACCAATACCAGAAGTTATAGGTTCTGAACTACCAGCATTAACGTTAAACCAAACATAATACTCTCTTGTATTATCACCAGAATAAACCTTGAAATATTTACCACCCAAAGAACCCGTAACATCAGCAACCGTTGTTACTCTTGATATTTCTGGTGTTTGATAATAGTTGTATACATTAGCATTATAAACTGTACCTGTTTTTGCTAATAGAACTATCTTATTTTCTAAGGATACTCTCTCTACAGTAGTATCTGTTCCCGATGCTATATAAGCCAACCATCTAGCATATGTCTCTGGATTAGGATAATCAAATCCTAATTTTATTCTTCTATTGAAATTTGAGGCGTCCATATTTTGAAAATTTGAAGACTTGTCAAGATTTGTATCATAGTCATTATTCATGGTATAGGCATTTCCATAATATTTTTTATCCGAAAAATGTCTGAATATTTTTATTATATCGGATACAGGATTTGTACTAGATGCTAGAGTTGTTCTTACTCTAACAAAATAATAAGGACCAAAAACAACCGATGTTTTATCCTTTATATTGGTAGTAGCCCAATCAGCAGTATCTATAAATTTAACACGCCCATTTTGAGTAAATCCAGACGTGCCATCTGTTACAGTAAGAGAATCCCATGTTTTACCGTTCCAATATTCCCAAACGTAAGTGCCGCCTACTCCATTTATCGTCAATGAAAAATCTATCTCATTAAACTTTGTATCGTTTCCAAAGTAATATACATCATTTACGTTTATGGAAATGGTTTTATCTACAATAGCTAATTGATCTGTGTAATTCTTAATTGAAGAATCATAATAGATCAATGATTTTAGACCAGACTCATAAAAACTAGAAACCATATCATTTATCCAGGCATAATTGGCCACGGGTAAAGTTGTTAGACTGGTAAAGGCAGAAATCCTTGCTCTTACATAATAGAGTTGGCTTCCATCTTTTAGAATAGGACGCCATTCCAAAGTAGGATTTGTCCAAGTAACTGCTACAGAACCCGCAATAGTGAATTTATTACTACCATCAGTTACATCAGCCAAGGCTTGCCATGAATCCCCTGACCAATATTCCCAAACCACTGTCCAGGTTCCCACACCAGCGGTTGTTATGTTTAAATTCAGTCTATGGAAATAATCAGTTGCTCCAAAATAATAGGCATCGCCAATCTCTGGTGTGGCATCCAAGAAATTCAACAAGCCCGTGTCAGTAGATTTTATATTATTTGATTCATCAACCAAACTCGTTTTTGTTTCCAGGTAAGTTCTCTTTAAGGAAACTAGTTTTTCTATTTTTCCTATTCTACCACCGCTATAAATATTTCCCTCAAATTGAGTGATCTTTTTCATATGTGTCCAAAAGATATTACTATCCTTTGAAGTGCCGTAATCTTTCCAGACTGGTTTTGTAGAACCACTTGTAGCGCCTTGGGTAATATTTCTGTTTATGGTTGAGGCGATAGGAACAGTAGTTCTAGAACCAGCATCAGTTCTAAATCTTATCCAATAAGAATAAACTCCATTCACAATTGTCTTACCCCAAGTAGAAGATAGGTCCGCCCATGTTACAGTATTCAATCCTGAATTTTTAAAATTGTTTGTTCCGTCTGTTACTGCAAAGGTTGTCCATACATTATTTGTATTATGCCAATATTCCCAAACAATAGTATAAGCACCAACACCTACTGTTGTTACATTTATATTAAGATTGTTAAACGTATAATCAGAACCAATGTAAAAACTATCAGTAACATCAACGGCGGTTCCACTGAATAGATATACATCATCTACTGTAGCAGAATTACAAGCATCATAGAAGTTGCTGAATGTTGCAGCCGAACTATCATAAAAATAATAATAGTTAAGAGGAATATGAGGGAGTATCTTGTAAACATTGATATTACCAGTATCGGACAGAGCAACTATTTCATCATTTACAGAATAACTTTTAGTAGAACCCCATACATTGGTAAACTCATAGATATTATCAAACTGTTTCCATTTTATCTTAGGATTTTCAGCTAAAGTATATTTCTTCATATAGATATTTGTATTAATCTTTTGGAAATTTTTAGTATGATTCAAGGCCGAACTAATGGTAGATGGATTACTAGGGAATGTGATAGTTCCATTATATTTTGAATATTTGTAATTAAACTTATCAATGAAATTACCATCAGATATATCAATGACAAATTTATTGAAATACATTGAATAACCGACAAACATTTTCAGGTCAAAAGAAAATGTTGAGGGCTTAATCTTAGTGTAGACATAATGTGTCTTTTTGTGAGTAAGAGTAGCAGCTACTACTTGAGAACTACCATCGGGATTATTAACCTTGATAAAGTTTGTCCCTACAGTCAATACAGGATACGCCCCGTTATTTACAGCAGAAGCCCCACTTGCTACTACCATATCTCCAACCGAAATAAATCCTACTGGATTGGTTGTAAGTGTTATGGTTTGAATACCAGTGTTGTCTACAATTACAGGGGTATTAAAATTGGCTACGGTATAATTAACATCATTCGATACTTTCTCTACTATATTATTATTCAATACAACGTTTCCGAATGTTAAGTCTGAAACCGTATTATAGTATGTTGAAGATATGTATAATACAGGATAAGCGTCAGTGGTGTATTTAAAGGTAATATCACCAGAAGAAAATTCTTTCAATGGAGAATTTTTTACAACAATCATTTGCAAAACAGAGTCTTCATTGAATGTAAGCCTTGAGGCATCTGACAAGGCAGAACTAAGAGAATAAGTCTGAAGGTATGTTATTAAAGGTTTGTTTATCTTTCTTAGATTTGTTATTACACTTAATAGGTCTGCCTGTGTTGTTCCTTCTCCATTGTTTATTTGATAATCGTTAGAATAGGCTTCAATAGTAGAAAACAATTCTGCCACGGTTATTATATTATTGGTTGCAAGATTGGTATTCTTAATGATAGTATAAACACCACGATTATTACCGTTTGGAAGTATTAGTTCATAACCATTCATAGAATCAATATCAATGGTTGTAAGATTTATATCTATTTGAATTGTCTTGTTATTTTTAACAACTGCGCCAGTTCCTTTGTATAGATAAGGTGCTGTTGGATTGGCAAAAAACTTAGGCTGATATGTCACAGGATTTGAAATAAAATTTCTATTCATATCAAGGAAATCATGATTTGTATTTGTTCCTGAAATGATATTTGCTCTATCCTGGCCATGCACCGAAAGTTTTTCCCTTAAAGAATTTAGAAGGTAATCATCTGACCAATTATAATTCTCTGTTTGATAGTGTTCTAGGAAACCCTGGACAACTTGATAGTAAGTATCTATCCATCCTACAGGATGCACGATGTTCTTTATTACCTTAGTCCAGTTTTCTTTAGGTAAATCTGATGCAATAATGTATTTGAAAGGATTTTTTATGTCTGGTTCAACCGCAACAAAATGATAATTCAAAACGTCCGCAAAAATTTCTATCAGATATATAATTTTTCCAATAAATCCATTAGAAGTATTAATGTCAAATGACCTGTCTAATAATACCTTCTTTATGTCTTCAAACTGTGATTCGGTCAAGGTGTTTGAGGCATTAATAGCATCAAAGTAGGCTGAAAATGTAGCTAGAAGTTCATGGGTATTAAGTGATTCAAAGATGTTCTTATTGTCAAAAAGTATTTTTTCATAACCATTGTATGAATAACGCTTGGTTGTACTATCAAACGTTGTAGGAACATATTGGAAATTGAATTTGTTCCCTTCTTCTATCATCTTTTTTGGGTCAAATAATTCTGGTAATAGGATGTTTCTGTGTGTAGAAGCGTTTCTATTACCGTCCTGTGACACTGTTACATTGGGAACCGTTGACATTTTTTCTGTAACAAACTTAATTTGCTTTTGGATTATTGCGTTATTATCAACCCCATAGATTTTAGTTGTGAGTGTTATTTCATAAACAGTGTTGTAGTCAAGGCTCTTGGCAGGAGTTATTGTTATAGTTGTCCCACTACCAGATAGTGAAACAGTAAAATCTACATCAAGGCCAGCAGAATCTTCAAAAATAATAGTATTTTTAATGACTGTTTCTTTTTTTAAGGCAGCACTATATACAATATTAAATGAACTATTGACAAGGATTCGTTTATCAACAGCAGGAGTAATCGTAACAAAATTGGACATAGTTATGAAATGGTAATAGGTTTAATAAAATCTAACAGATATTTATCATGCTTCAAAAACAACCTTGGATAATAACGGCCAGATTTTTCATAAACATGAGACTGTTCGGCTAATAAATCGGATACTACTGAAAAATTATTGTATACTCTAACAAAGGTCCATGTGACTGTATTATCATTTATCGTTCCACTAGTTGGCCACAATGGTTCCGTTGTCCCGCTAGTTCCAGCCGTGGTGCATCTATAAACATTGTATCTTTCTATCGTCTCTCTTTCTACAATTATATCCCCAATGGAATAGGCTCTACCTGACACCCATTCAGTAATTCCGTCTCCAAAGTCCCAAACATATTCGACATTTGATATTGCAGGAATGTTTATAGAGAAGCTTATTTTATTACCGACAGATAATGTGCCACTTGTGGTTATGTTTATATCAGAAAATAGAGTATCGTCAAATATCCTCAAATCTATTTCATTATTGTTTTCTTTCATTCTAAGATATTCTTTAATTAGATCAGGATACAAAGGATGTTTTTCTATGAAATTTTCATCATACCATCTAAGATAATTGTGAGAAATGAAGTCTTTGTTTTCCATAGAATACTTGCCCCAGACTTCTAGGGATTCTATCTCAAATTGGTTTGGATTAGTAACGGTCAGTCTAAGAAAAATAAATTCTGTATTTCTATCCATAGTATAGTCTATGTCAAGGTGATATTTTGTGGGAACAAATGTATCGGATAAAATATCCCAATTAAAACCATCTATTGATCTTTCTATCTTTAGACTAGAAAGTGTTCCTATCCAGTCTATGACTATTCTATCTAGCAGTTCTCTTTCATAGACGTTTAATACAATCCATTGAACTCCACCATCAAGTGGACGCCACGAAAATTCTTCCTTGGTAGTATGCACCAAATCAAGATTGGCTGTTCCTGAAACAATTGAGGAATAACGTATTGTATTCTTTTTATGTTTTATGAAATTTATATCACTCATATCTTAGTCTTGAATCGTTACGTTAGAAACATTCAACTGTATTGATTGGTTAAAACCAGTATCAAAGTCTGTCTGTATTCCTAAAGCAGTACCCTTAGATGAAACAACATCAATAGGTCTGATTTCTATGTGATCTATTTTATTTGTTGTTAGACTATAATTATCAAATAATTCTTTCAATTTTTTAACAATAGTTTTATTTGCAGTATTGTCTATTAATCCCTTAATATCATCTTTAAATATGATATAACCATTATCATAATTTAGAGTGCCTAAAGAAACATCATGAAACATATCAAAACCATATACAGTAAAAGAACCATACTTTCCTGTTTTTAGTTTATAGTGCTGTATGAAACCATTACCTGAAATATCCAAAACTCCATTGATATTATAGATGGTTACTGTCCCACTATTGGCATCAACAGATTCAACTAAGAATATACCATTGTTATTTGGACTGTCACTATTACTGATTTTTATTAAGTCATTTTTTCCGATTAGATTTATATCGTTTATATTTGACTCCCCCCTTATGGTATTATCAATAATGAAATTTGTTTTTCTACCCGTTACTATCTTAACAGTAGTAGCCTTTGGTTTAACATATCCAGACCCTGAAAAATTATCTATTCTTGCTCTTATATAGTAGAGTGGACCTACTCCGTCTATTGTAGTAGTAGTCCATCCACTAGGAACCTGCCATTCCACCGTGTTTACACCAGATTTATCAAAGGAATATGTTCCTAGTGTATTGTTGATTATGTTTGATAGTGCAACCCATGAACCATTCCAATATTCCCAAACAAGGTTAAAGGTTCCACCAGGAGTTAAAAAGAAAGGTGTAGATATGTCAAATTCTACTCCCGCAAAAATTGCGCTGTGACCTATGATAATACTATCATCTACTACTGGCGTATCTGTTAATAAGAGAACATCGTCTATTGTAGTGTTGTTTGCTTCTGTAGTATAGTTTGTATAGGTAGTGGCATATCTTAAAACAGAACTGGAATTTACCACCTTTTTAACACCATCACTTGTATCGGAAGAAGGTCCATCCAATAAATTCTGTATGGTTACATAAGCACCATCTGAATCAATAGAGAAATTTGTATTATAAGGTGGCGCTGATAAAACGGTTTGCAAGGCTACTGCAACGTTTACGTCAGTATCACCATCATTGATATGAATCTCAATAGCGGTTTTTCCTGCTATTGAAGGATTAACTCCCTTTGTAGATGAATTAAACCAAACATAATATTGAGTATTGTCACCCTCTGTATTCAAGAAAAAGTAGGAATTATTCAGAATGCCGTTCACGTTGGCAATACATTTAATAACACTAGTTTGCTTTGCATTAAGAGTGATTGTCTGGACATTGTTTTCATCAACGTCACTGAAGCTGGATAGATTGTAAACCAATTTTGCTACGTCTTGTTCTATAGAAAAATTTTGTTGTAAAACCAGGTCATTTTTCATGTTGTATTTCTTCAGGGTTTCACTTACATAGTTGTTTAGAGAATAAACCCCGTTAAAATGTTGCATAGATAGTATAATACTGTCACCATCTGAATCTGTTACTTTTACAAAGTTTTCATCTATTGAATCTGCATTTGCAGTATTAATAACAACATCATTTCCATCATCGTCTTTTAGTTGCTTTATAGTTTGAAAAGACCATTTAAAGGTGGCTGTGTCAAATTGAGCATCAAACAATTTTGTCTTGCCATAAAAACGCACGTCAGAAAAAACATTGTTGTTCAATAATAATGATATGATATAGTTTTCAACCTGATTATTAAATTCATCTATTTCCGTAATACTATCAATTTTTAATAATAAAGTTTCTCCATACTTGGCTATAACACCTATGCTTCTCAAATAAATATCATCAATATTAGTCAATGAAAAAACGAGTGGAGTATTTTGTATCAATTTAGCTACAGTACGCCCGTTTAATTGAACCTGCCATTCATTTGTATTACTCTGAACTAGATTTGGAATATATTCTATCTCATTCTGGTCCATGAATTTTGTTGTCTGGAAATCAAGAATATCCTTTGAGGGTCCTATCATTTGAAATTTAATGAAATCAAATTTAGAAATATCTATATTATAGATGTATCTATCCAAATTTGGATGTGTTAATTTTCCATACATTGAAGACTTCTCTACAGGCAAAGTGTACTGGTCATATATGTTTGATGTTCGACCTAGTGTAGTAGTCTGTAAAGAGAATCCTGTTCTCTGTTCGGTCAATAGCCATATTCTTGAGGCTAGGGGCTGAATACCATAACCAGCACCACCCACATAACTTGTTACGGCTCTTATCCAATACTTGTTTGAGGCATTTACACTGTTTTTGACCCAATCCAATGGAATTGAATAGACTATATCGTGAATACCTACAATATCAAAGGCTCTTAATCCTGTTGTAGTGGAATCTATGACATTCTGCAAATCGGCCCAGGCTGAACCATTCCAGTATTGATATTTTATTTTAACATCTTTCTTGTTTGGTATGGATATATCAATAGAAATTCCTGAAAAGATTTCATCGTTTCCAAAATAGATCAAATCGTCATTAGCGGCACTAGGAGAATTATAGATCAAAATAACATCATTAAAAATATCATTATTGGCGGACGTTGTTATGTTTGAAAACGTTGAACCATCATCGCCTATTCCAAAAATAACATTGGACAATATTTTTTGACCATGCCCATCACTAATTGAATTTACCTCTCCTGTATTTTTATTCTCTATCAATAACACGTTTACTTTTCTATCAACGGTGAAAACGTCTCCGTTCAAATAATTCTTTAATGAAGATTCAATAGCAGTAGCAACGGCTTCAGAACTAGAATTTAAGGCTATATTGACTTGAATACCTATCGCATTAATAATGTTTGGATTTACGCCAGTTGAGTTTACATTGAACCATACATAATAATGTGTTTCGTTCTGTAGCACGTCTGTAGCATAGATATTAAAATAGGTGTTGTTAAGGGAACCATTTGTATCAGAAATAGCCACGATATTTGTTCTATTCTTTGCTCCAAAGTCTTTAGATTTGTTTTCAGAAACAATAATCTCGGAACGCTTTTTTATGAAAGCCTTTGTTTGAGGCAGATTGTTTTTGTCATATAGGATATTTCCATCAATATCCTTGACATAAATGATTGGCAGATAAATTCTATTTTCTCTGTTGTCATAAAAACTATCCTTGTTTATTGAGAAATTGTATTTTGGTTCTATTCTCCCGCCCACCACACCAATAGCACTAATCATATCCGATGTTAATTTTGAATGTCTGTAACCTTTCCCCAATCCTCTCAAATTAGATTCTATAAAAGAATTGATTTTATTAGTAGCGTTTGAAATAGCCTTTTGTTTTTCTGCGATAGTGAAAGATTGAGGAACCTCTATGAAAGGTTCTAATTCTATGTAAGTATAGGAAGGCTTCAAGAATCTTTTCTTAGTGGATACTACTGTTCTGTCTTCCATGAATTTAATGATACTATTCTCATTTATCTCTGATAGATAAAAAACATTATTACCATCGAAATTTGTTTCATCCAAGGAAGCTGGAACAGCAGAAATAAATGTTGCTCCATGAACACTAGAGTCATTTGGGAAAATGATATTGCCCGTAGAGACATTGTGGTATTTCAAATCAGAAGAAAAATATTTGTCCAGTAAAGCGGCATAGCCTTGAACCCCTACAGCACCACCAGCAGAACCATGAAATCTAGGTGCATTGAATTGTATTTCTTCCAGTGTTTCAAGATCACTTCCACCATATGAATTCTGAACATCTATGATATTGAAGTTAGAGAAACTATATGTGAAAGTAGAATCGGCAACTGAAATAGTAACAACTGGCGGATTTAGAAAATTAATAGCAACCTGATTATTACCAGCAGCGCCCAATGTTTCTAGATACTCGACCTCTATTATCTCTGTTGTCTTAGGTATTTTACCCATTTTGCCATCACCAAAAATGATTTTAGGCATACCCTCATTGGTAATGCTTTCTTCAACAAAGTAAATTTCCTCATTTCTAGTGGATAGGAAAGTGTCTATTCTCTCCCACATTTTATTACTTTCTTTTCCTGTGTTTAAAGGACGCACATAAACGTTTAAGTTATTTTCCTCAACGTTTAAAGAATTTATCCTTATGCTTTGTAATTTCTTGCCAGAACCAAACACCTGAAAATTCTTATGAATACCTTCTGTTAGAATAAAGTCCGAACTCAACATAACATCGTTTTCATAGGTCAAACGAATGGGTAGCATGTTCTGGAAAACATAATTGTTTGGGCTTGAGACAAATTTTGTTTTTGCAGGTATAATGATCGTATCACCAGGAACAAATCTATGACCTTCAGAGGCTACATATTCCAATGTGCCCACAAATTTAGAAGATACTTTTCTGGAAGGTATGTAACCCATTCGTTTGGCTATGGAAACGGCACTATTTCTAATTTCTGTAGTATCTAGGAAAATGTTATTTGCGGTTAGTGTGCTATTGAACCCATCCAACATTGAAGTATAGGCCATCGTATCAATAAAATATGAAAAGTTGCTTCCATTGAAATCAAATTCAGCCTTGTATTGACCGTTTTCTTTAAGCCAATTCACCACACCCTGTCTAATGTCTTCAAATCTTAATGCTGTAAGTGCAAACTGAACCATTTTACCTCAATTGTTTTAATAGTTGTTTCAATTGTAATACTCTTTCTGACTGCAAAACAGAAAAATCAATGTTTATCTCAAAAGTATTCGTTTCATCCAATGGAATCACTTCTACTATGACATTCTTAGCCTTTGGTATATTCACTGATATTGCTCTTTCAACCTCATTCAAGATTCCTCTTGCAGTTATATTGTCAACTGGTTGAAAAACAAATTGTTTTAATGCGGTTCCAAAATTTTTCTGGCGGAAGCCTCTGGAATTCTTTTCTGTTAATAGACAAGTAGCTATTGATTTCTTAATAGCTTCCTCATTTCTATTTACTTCAATATCATTGGTTATTGTTTTAACACCATCTATATCAAAATCAATATAATTAATTTTTTCTGCCATTTATCTCTTGAGTAATAAATTCATCTTTACTTTTTCTAGGATGTATACAGCATCCTCAACAGTAAGATTAAAGGTTCCATATTCATATGGATTATCACCACCAGAATAATTGAAAATCAACAGAGCCTTCTCAATATTTATATCTTCATTTTTACTAGCCATTTCTATCTCGGCTATAATTTCTTTCAGGTATTCAATCAGAGCCTTTGATTTATCTACCTTGTCTTCCTTTACTTTAAAATTTCCGTGTATTACGTTAAAATTCTTTTCCATTTAACTCCATCCATAAATCATACATATTTGTTTCAGACGTAACAGTAACCTGGAAATAGGCAATATTCTTTAATAGTTTTACATATTTAGCAGTAAATGAATAGGGTCTAACTGACTTCTTTTTACCTACATCAAGTATGATATTTTTAGCCTTATCAATAGCAGCCGCCTTGTCCCTCTTGGCATACACCTTTACTAAGCTTTGGTCAGCGGCAATTTCGTTATAGTCATTTTCTATTTTAACAGTGAACACCAAAGACTGAATAATATTTTCATTAAGCTTCTGTTCATTTTCCAATATTCTTTTGAAGTTATTCATAATCCTCTCTTTTCCTTTTATTTATGTTTTACCACCAAACAAAAAAAGGAATGATTGTTAGTCATTCCTTTTTCCAAATCTATTTATTGTTCCCTATTCTTCCAATCGTTTTTTTCCTAGCCTTGAAAACCAATTATCACCCTCTGCCATAGCAAAGGTAAAATCTTTTCTTTTCCAGCTAGAAAATATAGAGCCGATTTTCTTAGGGGTCCATGCACCTACATTTACAGTAGCATTTTTCTTCAACCAATTTGTATCTCTGGTTCCTATCAAGAATCCTTGTTTACCATCGGTATAGAATACAGAATCTTGCTCCCATTTTTCACCAGCCTTTTTGAGAAAGCTTTTTAGTGTTGATTCCTTTCCCTGTTCTCCAATCACAAGGAATGAGTCTTCCGTAACTCTAACCTTTGAACCATCACTACTTTCTTCCTCATAGTTTCCCTTGACTTTGACGAAACCAAAACCAGCATTTCTTATCGAAGCCTCAAGAATCTTGTTCCTGGATTTGTTTTCCGAAAGGGTATATTCAGCCCTAAACGCTGTTATAGCGCCAACAGGAACATGATTATCTAGGTGTGAATACAACCTAGATACGCTAAACTCATTAAGCTGTTCTTCTTTCAGGATGCTTTCAAACTGTGTTTTAAGGTCCATTAAATTCTCCGTTTTCATTATATTTATTGAAAACAATACAATTATATGAATAGAAGTTCCATTAAAGCCTATGCATTATTTTTAATAAATTCATATAAATTATTTCTCAACACCGTATCATTCCATCCCCATTTGATTGCATCTATCTTATATTCATTTGGTAAATTTTCACACCATATGACAATTCTTTCATCTGCCCAGCTTTCGCCTATTGATTCAAGAATTACATCA